ATGCTTTACTCCACTAAACGATACAGTGAATTTAAACAATATATCGGTAATAATATCCGTATTCACCGTGAAGATAACGGCCTGACTCAAGAGGCACTGGCAAAAGCCAGTTATCTTACAACGGCAGAAATTATAACTCTTGAAGGTGGGAAAGAAGATCAAATGCTAAATGCAGTGCTAAAGGTATCATACGGCCTTGAAATTGAACCATATATGCTACTTGATGATATTTATGGTGAAGATGAAAATGGCAAAAGAATATGTTTATCGCATTTCAGTGCATATGACGATAATCTTTCAAAGGAAGAAAAGCAGAAAATTTATGATGAAATGGTAGCATCAGGCAAATATACTCCGCCCCACAAACGCTGATTATCAAAACTAGCCATTTGCATACACCTCCGCCTCTTCATTTCTACGCCTGATTAATCCTTTAAGTTTGCGTCCTCCGGCAAATACCCATTTTCTAAATTCATGTGGAACGTCTGAATGCTCTTCACGGTTCACCTTTCTACGGAGAGTAGATCTCTGCAACGCTGCCGGCCCTAAATTATAGGTAAAAGATACAAGGGCATCGAACTGACCATCATCTAGCGGCACATTTATATAGCGTAAAACAGCATGTTCAAATTTGCACGCATCCTGAAAGAGCAATTCTTTAGCGTCTTGCCTTGTCATCCGACAAGCATGTTTCGCAGCCTTTAGGCCAGAGTTTTTGTAAATATCCAGCAATTCTGCACCAGTGATATTTCCAAAATTATCGCTTGGTAAAATCACATGACCATATCCGATTGTAGGGTATCCGGCGGCACAAATATATAAATGTGGTACAAACCCTTCCCAGCGTTTGATAAGATCTGCACCTCTATGGGTTATATGGCGCATGGCTACTTTCCTCCAAGTGCTTTTTTCCAAGCTCTCTGGCCGAACCAGAACATCATGACAGTTGCAAACAATGCCTTGGTTTCTGCATCCCAGATTTGGGTTAAGGCTTCGGAAACATCAATTCCGTTAGTATTAACAAGGATATAAAGCCCAGCACCTTTGACAGTTGCAAACAGAATAAAAAAAGCATAGGTGATAACGGGCCGTACAGAGGCACGAAGCCCTTCAATCCATTTTACGCCTGAATCTCTGCCTGCGTGTTTATATAATGCCTTGCTCTCGGCAATATCGGCTCCTACGTTTATTTCTTCTAACCGTTGAGCGTGATTTAATTTGTCCTGTTCCATCTGTCTGTCGAGGATAGCAAGCTCGTGTTTGCGGTCTTGTTTATCTCGATATATTTTTAAAATATCCGGAAATGCGCTGCCAAAAAATCCAAGTAGACTTCCAAGTAATGTTAGCATTATTTTACTCCAAAAAGTTTAAGTTTAATTGCAATGCCAGCCATGATAGCCAGCATAATTCCGCTAGTGACAATGCGAATGAACGTTTGCCATGCTGTTTTTTTGGCAAGTTGCAGAGCTGACATTAGCGAACGTAATTCTCGTATATCGTTAGCGGCATCCTCTCCGTCTAGCCCAACATCTGCTAATGCGCACCTGGCACCTTTTTCAGCTGCCCTGCAAAGCATTGCCTCAAATTCGTCTTTTGGCAGGCATATTTTATCGTTCTGCTCTTTGTTAGGCTTTGCCATGGTTTTTCTCTGATTTTATTATTAGGTTTGTGGTATCTCCGCGCTTATGCGTGATATATAACCGCTATTATCAAGTGAATGTTCAACACGAGTAATATTCCACTGCCCATCAACGCCAGCTCGAACACCCATCAGATTTAATTTACCTTCTGCTGCAAGCCTGGGGTCACCAGGAGTGGTTATGCTTAAACTGCCTGTACCACGCTCAAGTTGCTTTAATTTAGCATCGGCTGCAGCTATCAATAGTTCTGGCGTGTCGAACGTGTGGCGAAGGATAAACACCGGTTCATCTTCACCTACTTTTATCTTCTTTTTTTCCGAGTCACCTTTATCATGCCACGTTCCTTCAACAGCTCCATATTTTGCTCGATCTGCAAAAGTTACGTTCCAGCTTGTAATTTGTTTGCGCATTATAGTAATTGGTGGAATATTGCGACCACTTACAGATTTTGCTTCCCCTTTAGGTGCAAATAGCAAATCGGAATGTGTCAAGAGAAATGAGACAAATAAAATTGTAATTAATTGTCTAATTCGGTTTTATTATTCATATTATCATTCACAATATGTTTACAATACTGGTCTGTATTATCTGGCTTATTAATCCATACAGATTTCGGTATATTTTTATGTTGCGGCATTTTATTTTTAAATCGTGCTGGTTTTTTGTTAAAAGCATTTTGTAGCGTAATATTTCTTTGTTGGATAATTTTCTTGTCCAGCTTGAAATGTACCATTTTTGCTGTTAGCAGAGCGATGCCGGTATGGTGGTGTTCGTTATTATACCAGTCGAAAAATGTTCGGCAAAAACTCCTGGCATCCTGTATTGATCCAAACTTCTCTGGAAATTCAGGGTTATATTTCAATGTCTTAAAGTTAGATTCCGAGTAAGGATTGTCATTGCTGACATAAGGTCTATTATGCGATTTCATTACATTTAGGTCGCTTAACATTTGTGCGACAGTTTTGGATTTCATGCTTGAACCACGGTCAGCATGAACGGTTAGCTGATCTGGGTTTATTTCATATTTATCAATAGTTTGCTGCAGAAAGTCCTTGGCCAGGACGGCAGTTTCACGCTCCTCTACCATCCAGCCAGTAACATAGCGACTAAAAATATCCATAATGACATATAAATAATAATAATTCCATTTGGTATCAGATTTTAATTTGGTAATATCCCAACTCCAGACTTGGTTTGGAGCTGTTGCAAGTAGTTCCGGCTTGACATAATTATGTTGCCTATGGCCACGCCGTCTCTCGCAAACTTCTCCTTCCTCGTTTAAAATTCGGTACATGGTGCTAATGGAACAAAAGTACTTATTTTCATCCAATAATGTTGCATAAACTTCATATGGAGTCTTGTCAATAAAGCGTTCGCTATGCAACATATCAAGTACATTTTGTTTTTCAATCTGGCTTAAAGCCAGGGCATTTTGTGGCCCTTTTTTTGGCTTGTTTTCTTGTGGTTTCATCGATCTGTAAAAGCTCGAACGTGGCACAGAAAAACTGTAACATGCTGATTTTGTGTCTGTTATTAGGCTTAGTTCGTATGTTGCATTCATTATATCTTCTCGTCTTGTTGGTTGATCATCTGCAATATTGCATAAGTTTTTTTTTGAAAATCAATGATAATCTGAGCCTTCTCAAGCTGCTTTTTAAGCTTGTCATTTTCACGTTTTAACTGTTTGTTTTCATTACATGTGGCGGTGGAATCTTTAGCTTTAACACCAGGTTTTTTTGACGATAATCCTTCAAATTCTCCATGTTTTCTTTGCTTGCGCCAGCAGGTTAAGTGTGACGAATATAAGCCTTCTTGTCTAAGCAGGATAGCTATATCACCGCTTTTAGAACAATTATCAGCTGCTTGTAAAATTTTCATTTTATATGAGGCTGTAAATCTACGATGTTTCTTAGCGGGCTTAACCTCGGTGGGGGGAGCTTTAATATCCGACGCAAATTTTCCCCCCTCAAAGACTTCCGGCCTACGGCCTACAGTCTTTTCAGGGGGAAAATTTGCCTCAATAGCTTCGCTGACATTTTGTAAATCTTCCATAACTTTTCTCCTAGGTGTAAAATAGAACTTAGACAATTAATTAGATACTAAAAAATGTCTCATCTAATCTGACACAGAGGGATTTCCATTTATAGGTTTACTTATTGCATCATGCGTGAGTGCTAGCCTGGTCAGCAAGTGTAGATCACTTTCTTCAGTTTGCACCAAGTGAGGAATCTCAAAAGCGGATAATTCATCTGTTATACGTGGCGTTAAACCATGTTTGCCGGCAATATTGTTCACCAAATCTCCAAGAGTTATTTTACCCCATGTTTTTGTTACCGGAGCTTTTAATACTTGCCCCATATCAGCTGCATGAGCGCGTATACTCATACTTTGTGGAGGACTTTCAACGCTTATCTCATCGACAATATACAATCCCATTCTGATCAGCAATGTCTCGACGTAGCCAAGTGATATATCCAACGTTGCGCCTGTATTTGGCAAAGCTATTTTGCCATCACGGTCATCAAGCTTTATGGTAGCTTTATCGCTTTGGAAGCCCGCTTCGTCAGTGACACGCAGTGATAATAAGCCCTTGCGTATAGCAGCTGTAATGTCATTGCTGTCTGCAATTACTTGAAAATCTGGTGTAATGGTCATTTAATCCCACAATCTGATTATGGTGTCGGTTTCAGGCAGAGCAATATCAGGCAATATTATGAGGACACCGGCAGGAAACTGCTCACCGTAATCGGCAAGTTTTGGATTAGCCTCTAATATTTTTTCAACTGCACCGGACTGTTTGCTGTAATGTTTCCAGGCGATAAAATCCAGCATATCACCTTCTTTTGTGCGATATTGAACTGCCATTTAATCTTCCCCGTAACGTACAATAGAAAGTCTAAAGGTGATTTTGCGAGGAACACCATCTTTTAAAAATACTTCTCTGGTTTCTTCAATCTGCGTAATCACCCATTTTCTCCAAACTTGACCTAATCCATCTACCAGTAAAAGTGGTTTGCCATTATCGGCAGCAGATTTCATTCCTTCGATCTGACCAAGGCCGCCCTTAAAGTGTGGATATATAACACCCTCAAGGTTTATTTGCTCTGCACCTGTGCCAACAAATTGCATAGCAGGATCGTTGCCAATTCTGTCTTGCGATTGCCAACGATAGGCAATCGTTCTTTGCAGTTGTTGGTAGGCCGAAGTTGCAATAGAGAAACGATAGTCACCAAGTGCCATCATTATACTCATAACGTTGCTCCTGCCGTATCAAATAATGCTCCTCGGGATGCATCTTTGATTTGCCGCATTACTTTTTCTGCAATGCTTTCTTCATCTTGTCCCGGAGTAGTATGAACATCAATTTTAAAATTATTCGTAATCGTTCTCGAATCAACTGACCTCTGATTAGTAATGATGCCTCCTACAATAGATTCCTGTAAACTTGCGGTTTTTTGAGGGATGGTATTATCCCCTAACTTTTGCAAATTAGTTGATTCTTGAGTGGTTGCATTATCACTGTTAAAATCACTGGGCGTACTTGACTTGGTTGTTGATGTGATATTAGCCTGAACTTTATTGCCTGAACCGAATAAAATTCCGAACACTCTGCCTATAGCTGTAAGTGGGCTACTGATAATTTTCCAAAATCCACCAACCCAATCAGCAAAAGTTTGCCAGACCGATTGTATTGGCTCCCATAAACCACCGAAAAACCCTTTCACCTTACCCCAATTAGCTATTAGCAACCCGGCGGCAATAGAAATGCCACCAATAATTAAGCCAATAGGATTTGTCAGGAAAGCAATCGTTAAAGCCCTGAGTCCACCTATAACTAAAGGAATAGCACGACTGGCAAGGGCAATTAACCCACCTGCAAATGCTTTTATTGCGCCACCAAAAGCAAGTAATCTTATGCGTCCGGCAGTGATAAGGGATACAATATTAAAGGTTGTCAGCTTGGTGGTTGCTAAAGATACAGCTCCGCCCAATACTCCAAACAAGGCCATTATACTTTGGCCAATAGCAAGTGCCTTCATTCTTACAAAGGTAATTGCGGATACCAAATTAAATGCTAAAAACCGTGTTTTAACAAATGTTGCTGCTAATCCTAAATTTGTCCAAGTGCCCGATACAAAAGTAGCAACTGCTAAAGCTTTAGTTTTTATCGCAGTAATCAATGCTATTTTATTGAATGCCTGAAATTTAATTCCAGTCAGGGCTATCTCTACGCCCAGTTTTGCCAAACCTATTCTTACAAGAGCTGCTCCTCCTGTTACAAATGTCCACAAAAAATTTAAAGCCACAAAAGCAATTTTCAAACCAATTAAGCTAAATGTAACTCCAAACACTACTCCACTCAGTAGAGGTATCTTTGTAACAAAATCTGCAATACCTGATGTAAACGAGCGAATTCCATCTACAACAACTTTCAATGGAGGTATTATTGTTTCTCCAATATTTATTCCAATTTCAGTTATAGAGTTTTTCAGTAATTGTAATCTATTTGCTAGTGTTGTTGCTCGGTTAGCAAATTCACGCTGCATAGAATTTTGTCTTTTAGCGTTTCCAAGTAGATCCAAAGCCTTTTTATACTGATTCACATTACCTGCTAATAATGATACATCATCAGAAAATTCTAAACCGAATAAATCGGATAATATTCCGGCTCGCTGTTGTTTTTCTACTTTAGAGACTGTTTGCAAGAATGATAATAATGCCCCTTGAGCATCATTTTTTATAGATTTTTTTAATTCAGTAGCCTCAACTCCTAATTCGCTTAAGCCTCTTTGAAATTTTGCACTTTGCTTATCTGCAGTATTAAGTCGAAGTAACATAGCATTAATGGCAGTTGCAGCTATTTGTGGTGGCTTGCCAAGAGCTATAAAACTGTCAGCAAGTGCTGCTGTTTGCTCTGCAGAAAGGCCAAAATCTTGCGCTTGTGCACCAACCCTAGCTAAAACAGGGATTATGTCCCTTGCTTTTGCTGCGGTGTTATCCGAGAGGAAATTTATTGCATCTCCTAACTTGGTCATTTCATTAATGGGAACACCAAAAATGTTGGATAATTTAGCTATAGCATCACCGGCTTCTTCAGGTAAGAGGTCAAAAGCCGTTGACATTTTTGCTACGACATCCACAAAATCAGGTAATTCTGTTTCACTAATACCTAACGTACCTCCAGCTGCTGCAATTTGTGCAAGTCCTTCAGCTGAGATAGGAATATCACGAGATATTTGCTTGATAATATTCCCAAAATTTCTCAGACCACTTACTTTATCCTTAAAATCTACAACCTTTCTAACATCAGCCATGACGCTCTCAAAATCAATTGCAGCTTTTAAAGGTGCGCCAATAGCTATACCAAGTGCTACCATGTCAAACAATTGACCACGTATTGCAGAACGTCGCGCTTTGATTGCTTCACTTCGTTTTAATGTAGAGTCTAATGCTCTATACCGTGACTGTAATTTTATAACAGATGCACCAAGTTTTGTTTGTTGAGAAGTAAGGTTTCTAGTGCTTTGACCGGTTTTAGCCATCTCACCACGAACTTTTTGCAGTGAATCTCGTTGCTTAATGTAAGCAGTTTTTGTACGGTTGGAAGCATTCTTAGCTTTTTCAAACTCACGCTGCATTGTTTGCGTAGGGTTTTTAGTATTTCTCATTGCTGTGGATAGCTGTTTAACCTGTTCTTCTGCAGAATCCCATGCACTTTTAGCGGATTGCACTTGCGTTTTGAGTGTTCTAAATGAGGTTATCCTTTTGCTATCACCGTCTAATTTTTTTATAGCACTACCAAGCTTGGTAATTTGGCTTCCTCCTTTACTGAGGGTAGAACCAAAACTACCTTTTAATGCAGCACCAATTGTTACAGCTACTGTATGTTGTTTAGACATTGTCACTTCTTTGATAAAATATTGGCAGCTTCAAGCCATAAGGTAAATTCGTCTAGTTCCATATCAAGCCATACGTCTATGCCTCCACCAGCAAAAGAGGCAAGCGATAAAACCGCTAATCGGATATCGCTGGGCTTAGTTCCAAAAAATTTTGTAGCACCTCTTGTATTTTTGCGTAGTCAGCAAGATCAAGCTCTTCGATAACATCAACTGTTACTTCTGCTAAGTTAGCTATCATTACTATTTCTTTCTCAGCATCAGTTTTTTTTATGCGCTCTACTGCAAGCCGATCACGAACTTTAGGTCGCCGAACAATTAATGTTTCATGAGTATTGTTATTAATTGTAATTGGCACAGTTAACTTTATAGTTTCCATGATTTTTCCTTATATCTTGATTTTTATAAATTAATAATTACTATTGGCGTTATAGAAAATGACGGAATTTTTATGAATAAAATCGTATTATTTTTGGTTGTAGCTGTTACATGTATTTCGATGCTGTCATCATGCTCAGACGACGAGGCTAAAGAGGCCGATAAAGCGAATGCTTCTCCTGAGTCTCTTGCTGTTTATCCACCAGATATTGGAGTAAAATCTATTTACCTTGAGTCTCTGGAGCTTCTTAAAAAAGGTGAAGAGATGGTTGAGCTTGATGAAAGTGGCAATAAGAGTATCTGTATTAACGCATTTAAAATACACAACCCAAAGGTAAAAGAGTTACGCAAAATAGTTGATGCTAAATTTGCAAAAAGCCATCCTCCGTTAGGAGCTGCATTTAGCAATTTAGTTAATTGCACCAGTTGCCTTAACTCAAGGGAACAGTGCGAAGGTGCTAAAGAAAATTTACAGACTGTAAAAAAACTTTATGACTTTTAGATCCCTATAGCGCCTCTAATAGTAGCCATCTCATCAACTCCGTTAATAATGCGAATCATATTTTCGGCATCAATTTCAATAATTGCATTGCCAGCCATAGTGAGCTTATAGTAACGAACGGCTACCATACATTTCAAAGTAGCTTTATCGCCAGCCTTCCATGTTCCTGAATCTACTTCGCGGAATGAACCTCGTAAATTTATAACAATCGACTCAGCATCGCCATCAGATTGCATTGCGCCACGCAGGGTAATAGCAACAGAATTGCCATCTATCAAACCAAATAACCTGAACAATTCAATATCATATTCAGCAAAAGTTAGTTCGCATTCTAATTTTTCCATTCCCATATCAATTTCTATCGCGACATCCATGCCACCAGCACGATGCTCCTCTGTTTTGACGGTGAGTTTCGGTAATACCACTTCATCAACACGCCCTGCATAGCCGCGGCCATCAACAAAGGCATTAAAGTTTTTTAGAATTTTAGGTATCATTATAAAATCTCCTCAATGAAATCGTTAACCAGGTGAGAGCGGAAAGTGATATGTTCAGCCGGAAATGGTGGGGTAAACTCAAAATCAAAAAATACCTTGCCATCTGCAATATTGAGCGGAGTATTTAGTTCCGGATCAGCAAATGCACGTCCGCCAAGAATTGCTCCTTGGGCTTTTAAACTGGCAAGAAAAGCATTCACACCTTCCAACACATCTTCGATGTAAGTTTTTGTTATATTGCGATCTACCGCCCATAAATGTGCTCGAAGCAAGCTATCATTGATGATATCAGCGGTTCTGCGCACAGATAAAAACGCCCATTTAGGATCAGTTGAGGTTGTTCTATTTCCCCATAGCCTGTAACCATCCTGACGGATAATCGTTGCTACTTCACTTTCGTTAAGTAGATTTGCTCTCGAATTGGCATCACCTAAAGTAAAATCAATAGTTCGGCTTGTACCGACAACACCACCCATAACTTTGTTAGATGGTGACCACCAGAAACCATTGTCATTATCAACTTTGGCAATAATACCGGCTACTCTTGCACTTGCAGGTTCAACAACTACCGTACTTGTTACAGTATCAAATACTTTTACATGTGGGTCTACAACGTAAACTCGATCGCTTCCCCAATCGCCACGATAAGTAATTGCGTCTGCATCATTTGTGTCAGGGCCATCGGCAATAATAACCGCACGTAGGCGATCTGCAATTCCTATCAGCTCTGCAACTACAGGATTTGCATTACCTAAATGCCGCCTGTGAGTAAAACCAGGTGCGATAAGAATGCGCGGACTGACATGTACCACAGATTCAGCACCAAGGAAGGCTTGCACACCTTCATAGCTACCTGTTCCAGCATCAACACCACCAATAATATTAGCTATTGTTTCATCTTCATCCACGCCTTCATCAGTACGCACTACCACAATAACAGCTCCTGCCTGATCGAATATTCCATCTATTGCACCGGGCAAAGTTCCGGTATCACCGAGCAAGGCAGCTTCAGTTCTGTTTCCTGCAATTAGCACAGGTGTATTAAGTGGAAAGGCATCAACATCGGCGTCTGGTGCAGTGCCAATAAGTCCGATAACAGATGATCTTACGGTACGAATTGGTCTTGCGCCTGTATCTATCTGAATTACCTCAACGCCATGCAAAAATTGTCCGGGCATATTTTTTCTCCAATATTTTAGGACTATTCCTAAAGACATAAAAAAACCCACCTAAAATCAGCAGGTCGAGCAGGTTAAATTTTGGCTAATATTACCATCCGGCTCTAACATCATAGTTTTCTACATCTACAACATCTGTAAGTGCCATAATCTCAGCATATTTAATTGCTTCAGTTACATATGCAGATTTTTGTGCAGCAAGAATAGTATCAAACAATCCCTGAAATTCTGCTTCGGTAAGGGTTACTTGAGCATTATTTATATCCAACCAAATATCTTCAGTCTTTGTACTAAAATTAAATGATGTCACCATTGCGGTAAGGTTATTACTGGCAACTTTTCCTGCATTGTATGTAACTGAGTTAAAAACCACATCAGCATACTGATTTTCATGCCTCACGGCCTCTAATTCGATAACTTTTCGTGCCTGTGCTTCAGGTAATGCATTTGCAGCAGCATCTGCCAGTCTTTGGTTATAATCAGTTAAATCATCGCCAGATAGAGGATAAACACCGTGTCCTTCCAGTGGTGTTTTTCTATCTGTATCAAGCCGTGAATACTGGCCTGTGTTCATTCCTACAGGCGTTCCATCAGCAACAGTAGTTCCATCATGTATTGTAATAGGCATGTTAAATACTCCATATAATAAGTTAAGGTAAAAGAAATGGTTGTTTAAGAGATTCCGTATAGTTTGAATGTTCCTGAAGCTATGTCGCCACTGCTGAAGAAAAAACGCAGGGCATTTATCGGACTTGTTGTGCCGTTGTAATGACCACCGCCAATAATTCTGTTGTAACCGCTGTCAATGCTTGCACCTTCCCATAGAAAAACCTTCTTGTTTCCTGTGAAAAACGGACGATATAGTAGTATGTCTACAGATACGACTTCACCAGTTGCCAGCGTTCTGACAGAAACATCTAAACTGGCAGATGAAAGGTTGCCTTGCATATTCCATGATGGCGAGTTACCGCCACGCAACTCGGCATTGCTCCAATGATAATTTCCATCGCCTCTATAAGAAGCCCCACCACTAGTGCTTACCTGTAATCGCAATGAACCAGATGCGAGAGGTTCAGCATTTATCACCCTGATTAAATGAGCCTCGTATGTCGGGCCAATTCCAGTGGTAAAATCTACATTGACAGAATTGTTGGCTATTTGCGTTTCAATAAGATGCAACGAGCCTGAACCACCAATAGAGCCAGGAAGATTTGTAAGTAAACTGGCATCTATAGCCGGTAATCTCGCAGAGCCATCCAATTGTAAAAACTTATTTGCGCCAACACCTGCATCAATAAGAAAATTTGGCAGTTTGTTTCCTGCTCCAATCACAGGAATATCCCCTGCGATAGCTCCTATATTGAGCATATCGTTATCTATGCGAGGAAATGGCATAATGCCTCCTATAAAATTCCGTAAAGTTTAAAGAGTCCCGATGCAAAATTCCCTTGAGATGGAAAAAAGCGAACAACATCTATAGCTCCGCTTGATCCTTTATAATAACCGCCACCAACTTGGCGATTATATGCTGAATCTATAGTGGCGGTATCCCACCAAAAGGCTTTCTTTATTGAGGTCTGGGATGGATCAATAAGAACTACGCGCCCAGATGCTGGTTCAGCAACTCCTACACTGCCCCTAGTTAATACTAAGTTTCCAGTAGTAGAATCACCAGACAAACCCCATGATGGAGAAGCAGAAGCCCTTAATTCAGCGTTTACAACTTCAAAACCTGTAGTTTTAAAACTAACACCAGCATCTTGGCTAATTGTCATTCTTACGGCTGCGTTTATAGAATGTACTACGTTTATAAATTCAAAAATGTAGGCTTTATATGTGCTGTCAAGTCCACTAAAATCTATCTGCGCCGAATTACTTGCTGATTGCGATTGAATTAACTTCATCGCACCAACACCGCCACCAGGAACAGGAAGATTAGTAAGTAAGCTTCCGTTTATTGCTGGAAGCCTTGCAGAACCATCCAATTGTACAAGTTGGTTTGCCGCTACACCCGCATCAATCAATGAGCTCGGTAACTTATCACCTGCGCCAACTATAGGAACCTGTCCATCTACGATTCCAGTATTGAGCATGTCGTTATCAACGGTTGGGAATGGCATTTGCTATCTCCTATAAAAGTCCGTAAAGTTTGAAAGTTCCCTGCACAAAACTTCCGGCAGATAACGTGAATTTAATTGCATTTATTATATGTGAGCCACTAAGTTCAGCATAAAATGCACCACCTGCGCTATCTGCACCAGATTTTAGATAAGCTAAATGTCCTGATATAGTATGGTTTTGAACAGCTGAAGGATCATGTAAAATTATGTGGCCATGACATGATCCGGTTCCATAAGCTCCTATTCCAATCGCCATATTTATCGTAGAATCAGCTGAACCAACCTGCGCGTTATATCCAACTGATGTGTGAGTTAATATCTGCGTATGCTGGTCATATCCTGTTAAATATGTAGAGCCACCATCATTACTAACTTGAGCATGAACATCTACATTACTTGTAGAAGGTTGTATTGAAGTCATCTCAACGAGATAGTTTTTATAAATGCCGTCAATAAAATTGCTAAATACAATTTCTGCATTATTGCTAGCATTGACAGTATCAAGTAATACTCTTCCTCCAACACCACCAGCATTAGGCAGATTTGTCAGTAAACTACCGTCTATTGCAGGAAGTCTAGCAGAGCCATCAAGCTGAATAATTTTACCGGCAACAACTCCTGTATCAATTAAGTCGCTGTCTATTTTTGGAAATGGCATAATTTTTCTCCGTTACGCAAAAGAAAAGGGCTGCAGAGTTGCAGCCCTTGATTATTAAGTTTTATGATCTGGTTTTATTTCAGTCCGTAGACATCAATATTTCCGCCAGTGGTATTATCATTTGCAAAGAAGAACCGTAACCCTTGCAATGGTAAAGTAGTATGAGTTTCATAAATGCCAGCGGTAGTAGAGTTTCCTGACTGTCCACCATCATTAGTTTGGTTGCCCAAAGTCATAAACGTTGGCCTTGGAAGCGTTGTAGATGCTGGGTTTGTTATGATTGTTTTGAAATCATACCAATGACTATGACTACTCCATGTAGGAACTATTAATATTGCAGAATTGTCAGAATAAACATTGTGACCACCATTATTAGGTGCGTCATGACCCGACGATCTGTAATTACCATCAGAACGATAAACGCCTTGTGTTTTTACCCTACAATAAACATGTCCAGCAGAACTTTGTGTTACAGGGCGAATGCCAGAACCAATAACCATTAACTGCTTATAAGTACCATCAAATAAAGAAGCATCTTCAATATCCACCTGTGCAACAGAGCTTGATACTGTTGTGCGCGTAACATGCACCATGCCTCCACTAATGCCAGCAATATCTACTTCCTCAATAACTCCTGTGCTTTCGTTAAATTTAAGGAGCTTTCCAGGAGTTCCGTCGGCTATTTTTCCGAGAGTAACAGCTTTGTTAAATAGCTTCGATGTTACAATTGCATTATCAGGTACAACAATATCGGTTTCTTCAATAACACCAGTGCTATCATTGTATTTTAATGATTTGCCAGGTGTGCCGTCTGCTAATTTTGGCAAAGTAATGTTTTTATCAATCACTTTTGTTGTACTGATGGTATTATCGCCAACAGTACCGACCGTAGGGTCGCCTTCCTCAATCACTCCAGTTGAGTCATTATATTTGAGAAACTTGCCTGGCGTTCCGTCTGCCATTTTAGTCAGAGTGACAGCCTTATTAGCTATTTTTATGGTGAGAATGCTATTATCATCAATGGCTGCAACCGTACCAAGATGACGAACGACAATTGCATTTGTATCCGTCACCGGTGGTGCATCGTTAAATGTTAGTGTAGTGCCAGCAACATTATAAATTGCAGGATCAATGCTCATTCCTCCAACGGAAATACCTAGTGCGTTTGCATCTGCCGGAGATTGTGACAAAGTGAATGCCGCCGTAGAGTTATCACCTGTAAAATGATCAACAACTATACTGGTTGGCAAAGTTCCACCACCACCTGTAGGTGCGGTGATTATTTCATAGCCGTCACCAGTAGCATTCACAGCAATTATCTGTCCTGCAAGACCAGTCAAGGATGCAGGTAATGTTCCAAGTGCTGTCAATACTGCTGTGGCCGGTAATGCGCTAATCTGTGCAACTGGCAAAGTAGCTAAAGCCACAAGTGCTGCTTCGGTTGGAAGGGCTGCAATCTGGTTAAGCTGTGCTTGTGGTAGCCCACCTCCAGCCTCACCACTTGCTCCTAACATATTTCTGTTTTTAAAAAATGCGACTGTCGGTACAGTATTATTATCAGGATTTGTCTCGCTTGAAAGCTTGATAAGCCCTGAATTGGCTGTGCTCGCTTCGCCAATAGCGGTAACATCACTTGCCAGTTGTGCTATTTCTACAGAGACATCGCTCAAAGTGTCCTCGATTGTAGGCATGTCAAAAGCTCCAATATTCAAATAAGAAGGGCTGCCAAACGACAGCCCTCAAAATGTATTACAATGGTGAAATGGTTTTAAACCCACTATTTATTTTTCTGGTTTATCAGGCCAGATAACATCGGCAGGACTTTCAAAATCACTCTTAAGATTTTCTAGCTGCTTGCGATATTTATCAAACGCTGCTTTTTTCTTTTTTGAAAGATTGGCATTCTCATCGTTTACCCATTCTATGGCTGTGAGCAGTTCATCACGCTTTTTGCCGATTTCTTCCCATTGTCTTTCTGTTTCAGGTATGAGTGCATCAGTTGTATTAGACTCTTTTTCTTGTTTAGCCTGAAATTTTGCCAGTTCATCGCCTTCCAAAATATAATAACCATGTCCCGGAAGTGGCTTGCCATGTTTATTCAGACGTGGATATTTACGTGGATCGTGACCACAAACGGTATTGTTAAGCACTTTCGTGCCATCATGTATAATTTTCATAATGAATTTTCCTGTTATGGGTTAATGACAAAATTATAAATTAGTTTTTACCTTCAAGTATAAATCTACCAGCAGAGAAGCTATCCGCATTAGCAAAGAAGAGTTTAAAACCGTTGATCGCAGCAAAGTCACTCTTGCCATAAAATCCAACTCCCTCATTCCATATAGTATTAGGATTACGTGGGCTAATAAGAGAAAATCTGAATGGTTTTTCTAATGTTATTGAGCTTGGCTCATAAAACTCAATTTCAATTATACCTGTCGCTGTATCTTCATGATGACCAATATCAATCAGGTTTGTGGATGTAGTTCCAGTAGGAGTAGTATTTGGCCCATTTGCAAATGATTCTTGTCTTATATAGGCATACTCATTGCCTGTTTCGTAAGATACGCCGCCATTTTTGGTAACTCTGAACTGAATATTCGAGCCAGAACCTCCAGCCCTCTCCATGCCATGCGCACGCATACGATATATTTTATATGTAGAGTTAATGGCAGTAGTAAAAGCAACTTCAGTGGTGTTTGAAGAAATAATTTGCTCTTCTATAAAGTTCCAAGTACCAACCGCTCCAGCTGCACCATCAGCCTCTTCGATTACACCCGTGCTATCATTGAATTTTAAAAACTTTCCAGGCGTGCCATCTGCAATTTTTCCAAGAGTGACGGTCTTGCTAAATAGCTTGGATGTCACAATAGAGTTATCCGGTACGATAATATCGGTTTCTTCAATAACGCCAGTGCTATCATTATATTTCAGTGATTTGCCAGGAGTGCCATCAGCTAACTTTTGCAAAGTAACGTTTTTGTTTATTAGCTTTAACGTGTTTATACTGTTATCTGCAACCGTTCCAACGATTGGATCACCTTCTTCAATAACACCTGTACTATCGTTGTATTTTAGGAATTTTCCAGCTGTGCCATCAGCCATTTTACCCAAGGTGACAGCTTTATCAGCAAGTTTTATGGTAATAATGCTGGCATCACCAACTGCTGCGACTGTTCCTAAATGACGAACCACTATCGCATTTGCATCAGTGATTGGTGGCGCATCATTAAATGTTAGGGTAGTTCCGGAAACATTATATATTGCTGGGTCTATGCTGATTCCACTCACTGTAATATCAAGTGCATTTGAATCTGCAGGGGATTGAGATAAGGTAAATGCTACTGTAGAGCCATCACCTGTAAATCTGTTAACAACAATACTGGTTGGTAATGTTCCGCCACCACCGCCTGTAGGAGCGGTGACTATCTCATAACCATCACCTGTAGCATTTACAGCAATAACTTTTCCTGCCTGACCTGTAAGCGAAACCGGTAAAGCTCCAAGGGCTGTGAGTATTGCCGTTGTTGGTAATGCGCTAATTTGTGCTGCCGGCAATGCCGCAAGCGCAGCTAAAATAGTTTCAGAAGGCAAAGCATTTATTTGAGCCACAGGCAATGTAGATAATGCTGCAAGTGCTGCCTCACTTGGAAGCGCAGCAATTTGATCAAGTTGTGCTTGTGGTAATCCGCCGGCAGCTTCACCGCCAGCTCCAAGAATATTCCTATTCTTAAAAAAGGCTACTGTTGGAACAGAATTGTCCAAAGGTGTTGTGTTATCTGATATTGCGACAAGCCCGGCCTTGGTAGAAGTAGCCGCATCAATATCTGATATGTCAGCACCTATTTGAGATACTTCATTGCTGATGTTACTTAATGTTTCTTCGAGTGTCGGCATTACAATACTCCTACATTTGTCAGATGATTTTGTACAATTATTCGGCTATTACGGATATTGGCTAACGCTTGCCCGGCAAAAGGTTTTAAAAGCGATAAATTATTATTTATTGTGGCATCAATAGTTACAGACCCTGGAGGGAAAGCAGCAAAGTGCAAAAGCAATTCCAAAGGAACGCGCTGGTTTGAAGGTTTCCACTGGATGGCATTGATATCTGCAGCCACTGCCAACAAAACGTCTGTCCCGTTATGGCTGGCTATAACTCCTATTTCATGAATAAAAAATTCTTCTACACCTTCAGCAAAAGCCGATACTTTATGAATATTATTTTCAATTTGCTGCGCTCCTAAAACCTGAGTTCTAATACGCTCATTATTGAGTGCTGTTGCATTTTCATCCGGCGTCCAGATGCCATCACCCAAAGCAATATGGGTAACTTGAACAGTTCCGCCGTTAGCTACAGCATCTGCGACAGCCGCCATTCCAACCAGGGTTGCTACTGTTTCCATTTATAAAATCTCCATATTTATGTTTACTCTGGCAATTACAGGAAGATAATTGAGCATTCCTATATCTGCGTTTGTAGTATTTGCGTAAGCTGTTACCTCAATATTTTCACCAGCCCTTGAGGTAACAAAAGAGTCATACCCAGTTCCAACAACTGAATTTGATCGGCTCAAATAAGGTACTATTTCATTACTATCACTTAGCCTTGCTACTACCAGCGGATTAAATTTGCCACCGGCATTTGAGCTTGAGCTGTTTGGGTAAGGTACAACTTCATTGGTGTCATTTATTCTTGTTGCTACTAAGGGGTCATATTTACCGCCAACACTTGAATCTGAACGATTCGTGTAAGGTATAATCTCGTTAATATCACTTACTCGTGCGTCCACAAAAGAATCAAATTTCCCTCCTGCTGTAGAGTTAGAACGATTTGGATATGGTACAATTTCATTCTTTTCATTTATGCGGCCGGTAGCATTTCCATCTGCAATAAGTCCAATATCCGATGGAATACGACTGCCAAACATCAATTCAAAATGCGCACGAACAGGTTTCGTTGCATTTACACCGCTTATTGTCTCTGCATGTGCTTTTGGCAAAAGCCGGGTAGTGCCATCTGTATTTCTATTATCATTAGACCATGCGGTTATAGAAAATGTATGCGGCGTTCCTCCATTTTCAAACCACTCAAAAAATTCGACATCTATTCCTGTTGCTGCAATTGCTTTTTTTACTGCTCCAACAGTTCCTTTTTTTCTGTGAACTTCTACCGAGCTAGCTATAACCAGTCGCTTTATTTCATCTGACCAATCATCTTCCCATGTATCAACTGATAATGCCCAGGCAAGGTAGGGAAGTATTTTTGCCGGAACAGATTCTGGGTTCCATAATGTTCCTACAGGGTTTTCGACTGCATCAATACGTTTTTTTCCGCCTAATTCCTCAATGTCTCTTTCAAGTTTGGAAGAATTAGGTGGTAAAATTGAATCAGCCATTAGTAACCGTTATGTCTATATTTGTATTCCATGCAGCTTCATTTGAAGCCGTTATAATTTGCATCGTTGGTGTAAGTAACTCTACTCTTCGAACTCCTGCAACATGCATTGCTGCATAAAGTCCCGACAAAGCAATATTGCGGTCAATTTTATGCTGTTCAGCCACATAGCCTTGCGTATTTGCAATAGCAAAGTCCTTCACCACCTGACTATCCGGCCCATCGAATACATGGATAATAGCCTGAATACCATATGTAACAATTTGGGCTGATTGCACAGTTACCAAATCAGTTAATGGTCTTACAAATTCATCAGTGAGGGCAGCTTCTACAATATCCAGTAACTCCTGACTGGCTTCACCCGTTCCTTCTTGCGATAATATTGTAACTACAACCTCTCCCGGATTAGGTGATTCCACCGATACATCTTTCACCCTTGGGTCAGCATTCAAGCTATGCGAAATATATGAACCAGCAGGGCCAGCAGTTGTTGCAGCTTCCAGTGATACCGCAACTCGTAATCTGAACCTCGTATCATCTTCTAATATTTCTATAACCGGTGGCCTGGTTTGTAGATTTTCTTCCTGAACTACTTGTCGTAAAAGTCCATAAAAAGCTGCCAGATTATCTAAATCCGTACCTTTTGCGTAAGGTAGCATCACCGATCTTGCTGCATCATTTACGCGTTGCCTGATTCCAAGCTCACGAAAGGCAAATGCTTCCAGCAGCTTGTTAACAGGATCACTTTCAATTCCACTGTCAAAGAGTTGTGCGATATCAGAGTTGCGCAAGCGCAAATCTTCTACTATCTCGCCAAGTATGGCCTCAAAGTTAAGCGTTTCTACTACGTCAGGTGCAGGCAGTTTCTCGAGATTAATAGAATCAAACTTCATATGATCACTCCTAGAGTGCTATTTCCAAATCAGATAATGTGACCTCAGAACCATCCAGTAAAAATACGCCTCTAAGCTCTAAAATCAGCTTACCGGGTTCAACCTCAATCAGCGTTGTTTTCTGTAATTTAAAACGTGGTTCCCATTTATCTAAACTTTCTGCAACTGCTGCATATATTTCTGTTTTCTGGTCTTCATTTGTCGGGCTATCAATTATTTCAAAAATCTTCGAGCCATAATCACGTCGCATAACACGACTACCAATCGGCGTAGTTAAAATATCCCGGATAGATTGCTTCAGGTGATTAATCTGTCCTAAGCCTTTACCTGTGTTGGCACTCATTCCATACATATTGCGTCCATAAAAAAACAGGTCAAAATAACCCGCTTAAAATCTGTTGTCTTAAAGGGTATTCCAATTTATTGTGAAGTTGTTACCAACCCCCAATAAAAGGAGTATCCTGTGAATAAATCTGAACTTATAGAAGCAATTGCCAAAGCAACCGACTCTACCAAAATTGATGCGGCAAAACATGTTGATGCATTTATCAGTGCCGTTACTGACAGCGTTAAAAATGGAAGCAAAGTAACTCTTCCTGGCTTTGCTACTTTTGAGAAAATAGCGCGGCCTGCAAGAGATGGACGCAATCCATCCACCGGCGAAACAATTAAAATTGCAGCTAAAAATGTTGTAAAAATCAAAGCAGGAAAAACTCTGCAAGATGCAGTTAATTAATTTGCAAAAACATTTGGGCTTCCCTCGAAAACGGTTGACCCACAATCTACCGGATCGCCAACTCTGCCTAACGGTTTTCCGTTAACAAAGACAGTTGGTGATCCAGCCGCTAATTTTCCATCGTGACAAACAGGGCCGCAACAATGCGTACCCCAAGCGTCATCCTGCCTATGCGCTGGTTTGCCATTTATAAAAACGTCAGGGCTTCCTTCAGTGGATGGCCGTGCCGGAAAACAGCCATGACCGCTTCCTGCGTCACCTTTTCGTGTGGCTGCTGGCATAATAATATCCTGAGTTTAAAAACTAGAATTAGGCTGGGTCAAAAATTTCAATTCTTCATCAGTAGATTTACGCCCTAGGATTTCATTGCGGTGAGGAAACCGAGAAAAACGTAATATAATTTCCTTGTGCTTCAATGCATAATCTACACTTTGCTGATCTTTAATTCTGTTAAAAAGAGCAACACAAGTGCGTTGATCTCTAATATCCTCACTATGCATAAATGGCATATAAAGAAATTTTCTTTGTTCATTAGTTAGTTTTTTATCATAATTTTTCTTGATAGCATCATTTGCAGCCTTTAGTGCAATATTATCGGCAGCGAATGCTTCCTTCTTATCACGGAATATATTTCTTGGAAATTGATCAAGAGTAATAACAAGTGCTAACAGGCCTTCTGGCGAACCTTCAAATGCATTTTCTTTATCAAGTTTTGCTTTTTTATAGGTTGCAAGAAACAGTTTTTTGATTTCATTATCAAATGATTCATCCTTAATAAACCACTTATCTCGAGCATTATCTGAAAACCAAAAATTTAATATTTCCTGTGTTGTTGCTATATTCATATTTTTATCTGTTAATTTAAATCAATCCTCGGAGTTGATAATTTAATATTTGAATCTGTAATCAATATCGAAGAGCCACCATTTTTAAGCTCTATATTAGTATTTGTCATTGTTATTGTCGATGCGCCTATTATTATTTCGACCTTACCATCTTTGTTTACATCTACCGTCAATACGTGAGTATCGCGATTATACCTGGTGATAGTACCATCTTTATAAACTGTTTTGCTTACATCATCATTATCATCAATTGCAGGATGTGCATTTTGATAAATAGCCGATAATATTACAGCCTGTTTTAATTCCCCTGAAGGAGCTAAAACCATAACTTGTTCGCCAATTTCAGGCGACCACCACGTGGTATCATTGCTAGCTCGCATGGTTAACCAGGGAAGCCAATCAGTAGTAATATCTCCAATTTTTACTTTTAGTTTTGCATTTGGATAATCAGCCTCTAAAACAGTTCCAACCTGAATCAGATTGGAAAGTCGTCTGTCTAATTCTGTTACTTCAAAACCCTGCATCATGGCAATCCTAAAGGTGGATGTGTTGGTATCTCAAAATAGTCATCCTCATGTGGGACTCCTACCTTTGGCACGTAGCCAAGTAAAATTTCAGTAGGCACAATACCAGTACCATCCCACACAGACAGCCCAATATCAAATTCTTGTTCCCATTCAACAATCCACACATCATAAGCATCAAGCTCTGGACTAAAACTATCCGGCCCGATAGATACCAACCTTGAAAGCCTAGTCTTCATACCAAAGTTTTTGTTATGAATAATTTTGGCAACCTCGACCGCAAGCTCTCTTACTTTCATCAAACCATTATCAGCAGAATTTACAATTACCCTTGCTTCAAACCTTGCCACAAGTGCGACCTGTTCAGTTCCGGGATTATCACCAGGCTCTAGTGATGAAAGGTCAACAAAAACAGCAGGAACGCTAACCGCAGTTTGCAACTTTGGATATGCACCGGATGTCTGAATTCCAGCAATACTAGTTGTTATCTCAGCAAGTATTGCCGAGTGCAAATCTTCAATAAAGGACATGTTTTTCTGTTAATTATGGCTTTTGGGAGTAAACTTCATCAAAAGTAGAGTTACTGATAAGCCATTGTTTTGTATCCTCGCACATCCATCCAAGCGTTTCTAATAAGGTAGAATGCATTTCTGGAAGGTTACGATTATAAACAGGCTCATGATGTGCTATACGATTACGTAAGTCTTTTATTACTGATAATTTCTTGGCTGCCGCACTTCGTGTAAAAGGCTTTGGTGCATTTGGAAAAGCATTATAAATACACGGCCTCCATAATTTTGTTTCATAATGTCGCCAAAGTAACCCTACCCAAAATCCCATACTTAATGTTGCAACTATATCATCAGTGTTTAATTCTTTCTTTTTACTCAAAAAACGCTTTTTTACTTCTTCAATTTTTGAGATGTCTTTTTCAAGAAGGTTATCTTTAATGTCATCATACCAATGACTTCCATAAACTTCAGAAAGTTTATCATGAAAATTATTCCGCAGAGAGACCTCTAATATATGAATAGGCGTATACAAAGATTCGCACAAACGACAATTCCATAAATATAGCTCCAGAGCTTTGTCAGCATCACCATCGGTATCCAACAAATAGGTCGCAAAACGAGGTTCTGATATTGATTTCTGGATATTTTTAGTATTCATTTGATTTGACACTTAGCCTTTTATTCTGGTATAATATAGTTGTTGACCCCGGGTAAGCCTCTTAACAATGCTTCCGGGGCTTTTTTTATACCATAAACACCTATCTTTGCACCAAAAACTTCAATTCACGCCTGAATATAGTTTCAAACCGCTCCTTAACCCCGTTATCAAGAAAACTTTCGATAATATCTGAGCTTTCCGGCTCTAAAGGTATGCTTAATTCGCGAATAGGCAGACGTGTTTTGCGTTTTCTTTTATAAATACCTGTATGTCCACTGGGCATTGTAGCTATAAATGCACCTGGAAAATTATATTGCTTTACCTTTGCACCGGTTCTGGTTTGCCTTGGTTTCCCAACCTTTGTAGCTGTTACGCCGCCAAGGCTAGCAAGAACATGTGATTTTAATTGGCTTCGACTAGCTTTTAATACTCGTAAACGCTGCCTTATAATTTTCTGAGTAATCCGCTTATTCTTACTGATTTTACGAGTGGCCTGCGTCCGAAGCCATAAAGCCGTTTTGTTCAGTGACCGCATGGATGCAATCAAAGCATGTTTTTCAGTAGCTTTCATATCAGCAATAATAGCACTGATATTGTCAACGCCGTTTATATCGACTGAAAATAAGTTACTCATGGTATCACCAGCCCTTCAACATCCCAGCTTTTTCTGTCTAAATTACGTAAGGGCAGCCCTATAATCTGATATATAGTGCCATCTATGTTAATGGTGTCATCGGCTATAGGGTTTGCCACGTCTTGTATCAAAATTTCAAACTTGGCTTTTTCACCAACCATGTTTACATCACCAGTCTCATATTCAACATCGGATGCAAATTTTAAAACTCTGATATTAATAGGAGACAATCCCTGACCGGTATAGACAGCATCAACACCCAAATGGATAAGCATATCATCCATTGCCCTTGCTATAATTTCTCTACTCATAATTTAAGTATTTGTAAGTTTTACAAGTACGCCCGGACGGTGGCACATAGGCAGGGGATTTGACTGAGTATGAATGTCAGTGCCTCTTTCAAATTTACGTGATTCCTGTTTTACATAAATCGGCCTGCCAAGTGTATTAACCGTTTCGTTAAAGTCGGCAGGAGAAAAATACGTCTTGAAGGTTTCCATTGTTCCCATTGGAAATGCATGGCCTTCATTTGCAGCAATAAAGCGTCTGATATTACCATCGCCATCGCTGGCTTCACCCAGATATTCTCTGAAAGTTAATCCACCAAATGTAAAGCCATCACGTAAATCCTCACGTAACGCTCTACCTTCCTGCCAGCGCTCATACGCCACTTTTACTTTATCGTGAGAAGTAAGGGCATCAAAGAATTCCGGAGAAACAAGAACGCTAACATTGATCATAACTTCACCAAGAAGGTTCTTTTCAATATGGCGTTTTACTTCCAAACATTTCTTTTTTACGTCCGTTGTAGGAGTTCCCAGCGCAAAATTGACAGATTTTGGCGTAATTTCAAATTCACTAAACAAGTCAAGTAAAGTTGAACCGTCAGCATCTAGAATCACGCCTTTTAATGCGCCCATACGCAGATGTTCGAGGGTAATTGCGTGTTTATTACGCATTGATTGCAAATGCTCTGTTATAATATCAGAAAGTGCCTGTAATTGACTTTCTGATCCAAAGGATCTGACACCTTGCACCTCTTCAGGTAATACCACATCATCATGCGGAATATGTGGAACGCTAAAGCTACGCAATTTTCTTTTTCCACGTTTGCCAACAGTTCCGGGACTACCCGGAGATTGAGTAGGCAACAGATTCAAAACACCATTATTTTCTTCAATAGCTATTTGACGTGTTCTTACAGGCTTGGGTCTAAATAGCCCGATCTGGCCAACAAGACCGTAATTATTAGGTAAAATATTAATGGCAGCGGTTAATTCAGTCATTGAAAAAGCCGCATCATCAAATGGATTGTTCATAGGCATGGTAAAATCTCCAAATTTGTGAATAGGTTTAAAGGGGCTATAGAAAAATCAACAATTAGATATCTTTTCTAATAATGATTCCCAGGGCTCTTAACTCCTCGATAGCACTTTTGAGCTGGTTTGCTGAAATGCCGGAAGGCCAAATTACAGAATCCTCAGCGACAAGAGCATGACGAGCTATGATCCATGTTTTTACAGTGGCGGTGGACGTATCCACTTCTTCTGTCACAATGCCATAAGCATTACCTTGGCCGCTTCCTGCTCCGGGATTTAACTCAACAATTTCGTCGGTGGCATTATGCAAAGCTACTACAGAGCCGGCAACTAAAGTCTGTCCGGTTTCAACTATAACCTCATCTCTTGAATAAAGATTTGGTGCTTCATATTTTAAAAGATCACCAAGGCGATCCTGTTCGGTTAATGCGGGCATGGTTTTCCTCATTTATTAGTGGTTATAATTTAGAATGAAGGGGGAAATAATTTACTTGGCTTCTGCAGCTTTTGCTTTAGCAGCGGCAACTACAGGACTTTCCTTTGGTTTTCCTGTTTCCAACGGAACTACGGATGAACTGATTTCAGTTTCTCCACTAGTGGATTCAGCGCTAAGGGATTTTCCATACTGATTTTGTGCAACAAGCATCTGCATCAATTCATCTTTTGCAGCTTGTACTCCAACATTGCGTTCAACCAGATCAGCCAGCATTGAGGGCATTTGTGCAGCCGTGCATGTCTTCGCCAGTTCCAGAATTTCTGTACGATATGCAGCACGTCCTTTGGCTGCCGCTTCTTTTGTAATGGTGTCTATATCAATAATTGGGTCTGAGGCCGGTATTTCTGCATTTGCAGTAACTGCATCAGTTTGGGATTTTAGTTCCACTTTTTCTGCAATTGATTCTTTCTCAAGTGTAGGTGCGTTTTTGGTCATGGTTTTACTCATTAATTTAGGTTGAAATTTATGGGTCATCAGTTCTAGGACTTGTGGCATTGTTAAAATGTCATCTGCTAGCCCCATGCTTATTCCATCTGATCCAAAGAATAGACCTGCCTCAGTATTTCTTACATTGGCAGACGTTATTTTCCGATTACGTGAAACTAGCCCGATAAACATTTCATAAAGGCGGTTAACTTCGTCCTGTAGGACTTTGGCGGCATCCGTGGTTAAAGACTCGTGGGGATTAAGATCATTTTTGCGATCCCCTGCAAAAATGGTGGTAACTTTTATACCTTGCTTTTCATCAAATGATGACTGATCAACATGAGTAGCAAGTACTCCAATACTGCCAATACCACCCGTTCTGCTGACAAATATTTTGCTCGCAGATGACGCTATTGCATAAGCTGCAGAAAATGCTTCCTCATTGGCAACTGCCCATATTGGCTTTTTAGTTCTTGCTGTAAAGATTTCATCAGCAAAATCAAACAACCCTGCAACTTCACCACCTGGACTATCAACATCCAGCAATATTGCGTTTACCTCTGAATTATCCAGCGCCTGACCCAGTAATTCAGATAATAATTCGTAGCTGGTAAAGCCAAAAAATGCATCGAAGATCCCCGATCTTTTACTAAGCGGACCATGTACAGGAATAATAGCAACGCCATTTATAAGCTCAAATGGCTTGGGATTATTATTACCACCAAAGTCAAACGCTTTGATATCTGCCATCGGCTCATTTGATTTTGACAGCAAATAGTCAAATGCTTTTCTCTCAAGCATCATAGGACGCCCACTAATGGGGTGACCTGAGATCAGGCCGTATAAAGGCTGTGATTTATCCATGTGATTTTCTCAAATATTAGTTTTTAGATGTAAGGTTAGGCTTCTTCGTCTTCATCAATGTCTTCAGGAACTTTTGATTCCTTCACTAATCGAGGGTCAGTGTTGTAAACCAAACCAAGCTCATCGGCGCGAGCGTTATCTGCTGCAATCTCACGATCGATTTCCTCCGAATCACCACCAAGCTTAGATACCGCCTCAGATCTACTTCTAAATCCGCTTTTTACCGCTAATTCCTGTGCTTTTTGATCTTTTAACGGATCTACCCATTCGAACCCTTGCGGAATCCATTTCACTCTTTGATGCTTTTTTTTATCATCGGGCAAGTCAATTGCCCCTGATAAAACCGCAAGCTGCAGCCATTTCTTCCAAACAGGACGACATAGCTGAAATATTATAACATGTCGCTGCAACATTTCACATCTGCGCCTGAACTCAATAAGTCCGGCTCTGATAGATGAAAAATTTACCTGCGTAAGATCGCCGGTTAATTGTTCATAAGTAATCCCCATACCCATTGCTACAAAACGTAACTGCTGACGCATAAACGGTTCATAGCTACCGCCAACATCTGATGGCTGAGAAAATTTTATATCCTCACCAGGCTCTAAAAGCTGAACAGTACCAGGCTCAAGATCAGCAATAGATAAGCCATCGCTATCTGCTTCGCCTTCACCCATCATATTAGATTCAGGATCAAGCCGTGTAATAAATGCAGCAAATAACGCTGCTGTTTTTTTACGTACCAACTCAGCATCATCATATTGATCAAGCTCGTACAGCTTCAGTAAAACTCTGCTGAGCCATGGAACACCTCGTATCTGCCCAATCCGCAATGGTTTATAAATATGCAATATTTCCGATGCGGCAATACGGATAGAATCATTAACACCTGTTGCTGAATCTTCCCCGGGATGCGTTGGAAATAAATGGTAAGCAACACGCTTGCCATGTTTATTAAACTCAATCCCTGAACGAACGATATTGCCGTTTGACAATACTTCGTTCTTTGAACTGTCTAAATGCTCCGATTCTAATGCCTGCAATTGTAGAGGAACACTTAAGTCTTCTCTTGGATTTGCTATTTTGAATCTTACGAAGCATTCGCCCCCTTCCAAAATTGATGCGCATATTAAAGCCTGCAATCCATAAAAATCATTAACACCGTAAAAATCTGCTTCATCCTTCCAATCTAGCCATAATTCTTGCACCTCTTCTTTAAAGGCAGAGTCGGTGGATCGTGACTGCGGCTTAATACCAGTACCAATGCAATTTGACACAATCGTATCTATAGCGCTAAACGCTACAGGGTTATTAAGCACAATTTTGCGTGAACGCCTGCGTAAAATATCCAGCGACCCAAGCAATAAGCTATTGATTGATTCACTGCTGGCCTGCCAGTTTTTTAGACGCACAGCTTGTCCGGCACCATCCCAAGCATTCATTATAATATGACGAATCCTACTGGTTGGGGGTGCTTTTAAATTATGTCTAGGCTTTTTTGTTTTTTTAGAAAACAAGCCCATTACAAAACCCCTTTGTTAGAAATAATCTGTATTCTACGTTTATGTTTTTGCCCTGCAATTTTCACTACAGTTTTTATTTGATTGCGAAGTGCGAGTAACTCGTCTAATTCCACTCCGGCATATTTTACTACATGGCCGTCATGTGCTACCTGAACAACGCGCTCACCATTTTGTAATTTCGTTATTGCATCCTGTACTGCCTGTAAATCTGTCTCTGTATAAGTCATACCTTACCCCATAAAACCGCTTCTGGATTTACGTTTTCGTGATTTGTTTGCCAAATAATTGGAGCTTCTTTTCTGTGATGCGGGTTGTTCCATAATCGGTGCTTCTATTGTTTCACCACTAGTGGGTTTTAAACCAATATTGCCAATTATTTTCTGCCATTTCTGTTCCGACCAATGCTCAACACCCAGTGCAATAGCTGCAGACCGTGCATATACTCTACAATCCAATGCCTCGTTGCGGTCACGAACTTTCTGCCATTCACGCTTCGGATAGCCTTTAACCATTCTTGTTACAAGCTGTTCAGCTGTCAGCTGCTTAAAGAATTCAGGGTTATATTTTGGAAAATGACAATATCCGTTTGGATATGTTTCATCTTCGTTGCGAGTCAATTTCAGCCAATGGTAAAATTCCGATTTTAAAATCGAAACGCCAACAGGCCACATACGCAATCCTCTGCGCAGTTTTTTACCACGGCAAGTAACATCAACTTTTGTCGGACTACCAAGAGGTGCTACGCTACGAGACACGCCCTTTATCGCCATAACCCGTGATGCCGGTTGTTTGCGCACCCAATTATAAACTTCCTGTGTGGCATAGCCTGAATCGATAGCAAGCATCATTATAGGCAACCCCACTCGTGGGAGATCAACGCCACTTGCATGTATAAATGTTTCCTGTAAAAGATCCGATAATTGTTTCCACAATTCAGGTCTCGCAGGATCACCATAAAATATCCTATACTCTACAGACCAACTCTGCTTATCTTGACCCCAAGCAACAATTTCAACTTCTATACGATCTTTTTGTACATCAGCGCCAGCAGTAAGAAGCAAACCACCTGTCGGAACTTCACCAATTTTATAATCTTCTGCACGTTCGCTGAGCCGCTCCCAATCAGGGGCTTCACCTTTATCAACCCATGTTTCACCAAGTACGGTATTGACCCATACTTTTAGAAGTTCATCATTTTTCTTGGCTACTAAAAAACTAGATACCGCATCTTCCCAAGCAAACCAGCCGACAGGAGAGTATAGGCTTGATAAATGGAAGCCTGCAAATTTAGTTATTTCAGGATTTCTTGCTCGCCACTCACCACGTTCTAACATCCATGTTTTTTGGTGGTTTTTAATTCCGTAACCACAATGCTCACATTCATATCGTGTGGTTTTAGGATCATCATTATCGTATTTTATTTGTATCCATTTTAGTATCTGAGGTTCTTTGCACGTCGGACATGGAATCCAAAAAAACCTCTGATCTGAATTATCAAAATCCCTTTCAATTCGGCTTAAGCCTTGGATAGTAGGAGTAGATACTTTTAAAATTTTGCGTCTTGCAAATGTGCTGGTGCGCCGTATTGCTAGCGATATTGGATCACCTTCACCATTTACATCTAAAGGATAAGCATCCTCCTCATCTAAAAACAAATAGCGTACAGGCATAGAACGCAAGCCCACAGCGCTATTTGCACCGGTGATTACAACAATTCCACCGGGGAATTCTTTGCTTTGAACGGTATTACCGGAATCCCTTGATCTTGGGTCTTTTACTTTTCCATCCAGGCATGGTGTATCGCTAATAAGTGGAGCAAGTCGCCCTTTGCTCCAGCGTTTTGCCATCTCTACTGTTGGCTGAACCACTAACATTGGCCCCGGAGCCTGATCAATTACAAAACCAACCCAATTATTCCCCGCCTCAGTGCCGCCAATTTGTGCGCCTTTCATAAATATCACCTCTTCAACATCTGAAGAAGGTGACAGGCAATCCATCAATTCCTTTAAATATGGCGTGCGCGACGTTCTAAATCTTCCAGGTTCACTGGAGGATATTTGTGATAATACTCTATACTTATCTGCCCACTGTGATACCAACAACAATGGATCGGGACGCAGTCCTGCATTGAAGTTCTCATTGTAAATCAGAGCAACATCATTCATTTGATAATGCCTCCAAAACCATGCGAGTTTCTTTCATTATCGTTTCATGGTTTTTCTTCTCGTCATTACATGCTGTTACAACCGATGCTAAACGGTCAGCAAAATTAAGAATTCCATCACGAACAACTCTTGCTTTATTAAATGCCGCAACCCTTACTTCTTCTGCATCAAGCAGCTCTCCAAGCTCAGATTGTACTTTTGATTGCAGTAACTTACCTTTTTCAATTTCATTTTTGATACGTGTTCTGAGTAATATTTCAGAAAGGTCAGTATTATCAATCTTACTTTTAGGAGCATTGGTAACTGTTGCTTGTTGCTGTTCACTCACACGTTTTTGCGTATGGGCAGGATTACGCATAGCCTCTAACGCCTTATCCGCTTGGACAGGGTTTATTTTTCCGTCATAATTTCTTACAGTTCCGTTTTTTACTAACTGGCTGGCATATTGTCGTGAAAAACCGGAGCGTTTTGCCCACTGGGATTGTGTAATTAGTTCCATTTAGCAATACCAAATCCAATTAGTTCAGGAATAAATGGAACAACAGCATTACCAAGAGCAACCAGCCTTTGTTTTCGCGTTCCGCCAGTAGTCCAACCAATAGGAAAACCCATCAGCCACTCTACCCAATCAGGATTTAATCTTCCGTCTTTAAGTCTTGGAACTGTGTCTGGTTCAGTTCCCCATTGTTCAATTCCTCTGCTGCGACAGAACAAGCCAATCTCTTCTTGTGTGAGTATTTGGCAAGTTTCTTCAAATTGCCTGTATCCTTGTAATCCCTGGCCGTTGGTGTAGGCCATTTTTTCATTCTCGCCGGCGTTATGCTGCCCTCTATCATTGCTTCGGCTTCTTCCACCGTCAGTTCTTTTGCATCCACCTTTTTGCGAAGCTTTGTTATCTGTCCTTCCGATGCCCATCGTCCTTGTGCTGTCGGAGTTGGCCAGAATTGTTTTGCTATTTTGTAATTCTGTTGGTTTTGTTTCTTTTTCAGGTCTTGTTTTGTGTAAGGAAAGTCCTTCTCCTGTAGCAATGTTTCTGCCAGAGATGGAGTCCGCAGAACATTCCTGCCATCCTTTCGGATCATTTTCTTCGGTGGACGTGCCTTTGTTATTGTTGCATCCCGCGCTGTTGGAGTCGGAAATATTTTTACTGCCGATTCCAGACATGGCGTGTGTCGTCTTCTCTCTGCAGGGCAATCCGATGTTGCTCTTGCTGTTGGGGTAGGCCACGATCCATATGCGATCCCGTCTGTGAGGAGCGCCAACGGAGGCAGCCGGTATGCAATGCCACTGTGCATCATACCCGATCTGCCATAGATCTTGCAGGACGGTGATAAGTCCACGACTTCGAAGGTTTGCCACGTTTTCGATAATTGCGTAATCTGGGCGAAGTTCATCTATTAGCCTCTTGAATTCTTTCCACAGCCCTGATCTATTACCGTCTATGCCGGCTTGTTTTCCTGCGCATGAAATATCCTGGCAAGGAAAACCACCGGCTATAATATTTATTTCTGCTATCCCACTTTTAAGTAAAGTATCACTATTCAAAATACGGATATCAGTAAACACTCTGGTATGCGGCCAATGTTTATTTAATATATCTTGCGCAAATGGTTCAATTTCACAAAACGCTACTGTCTCCATTCCTGCATTTTCTAAACCAATGCTAAAGCCTCCAATGCCAGAAAAAATATCCAGCACTTTTAAAGGCTTTTTCATCCGCACAATCCATTTATATTAGCTGCTTATTTATCATAACATGACTTGATAGACGCCACTTTCCAGGGCATCATATTGATATAACTTAAGGTCAAGAAATGGATAACAAAATAGAGAAAATGCTATACTCATCTTATGGGCAAAAGAAACTTCATAGCTTTATCGAAGTTTTTACCAACACGTTTATCGGGTATTTAATAGCTGTTTTTACGCAAATGATCGTTTTTCCATTATTTGAAATCAAAGTGAGCGTAAGTGAAAATATGCTAATCGCCGTGATATTCACTGTTGTCAGCATTATACGCAGCTATGTATTACGGCGCGTATTTAATCATTTCACGGTTAAAAATAATAAAAACTCAGTTACGGTTGAACAATAGCGTTTTGCCCACGCTGACTGCGAAATAAGTTTTATATAAAGTCATGTTGTATTTACTAAAAGATTTTTTGACGAATTACTTCAATAGTAAATCACCTTCAATTGGAATAAATTTAGATGCGGAATTGATTAGAGAGTTTGATGTAAGTGCTCTAACTCCATATATTTCAGATAAAGTATTATGTCTTGTTTTGATATTTTGTATCAAGAGATCAAAATCTCCATCTCCAGACGCTAAAACTATTACATCTGATTCTTGAGCGCATTCCATTATATCAATAGTAATGCCAACATCCCAATCTCCTTTGCTCGATCCATCTTTTCTACTGATAAATGGCTTAAGCTTAACTTCAAATCCAATTCCTCTAAGTATATTTTGAAATTGTTTTTGTTTTTCATCACCACGATCAATAGCGTAGGCAATTGCTTTTACAACCGTCCTACCGGAAGTCACTGTCTTCCAAAAAATGTTGTAATTGAAGTTACACCCATATTCTTGTTTAGTAGTATAGAAAATATTTTGGACATCAACGAAGACTGATACTGTTTGCATGATTTACCTTTTAATGAATGCTGTCCTTGGTGGGCATTTGCATAAAATCAATTGCCGTTTTTCTAGAGTCCAAGGATTCATGTATTATATCATCCAGGCAAAAAGGTATTGTATATTTTACATCGTTCATAAATTGATTGAGTCCATCAATTTGTTTTGCTTTTTTGTTATTAAGAAGTTCCAGGTATTTTCCTATTTTTTCAATCATATTATTAAGCGTATCTATGCCTTCTTGTGCCTTTTTAGAAATTAGCGATTCATCAATATCGGAAAGGTATTCTCCAAGAAAAGCTTGGACTTCTTTACGCCTGATTTCAAGGCGGAGTTTTAATAGAATGTTATTGTCACCAACTTTACATGGATGCATTCTTACTCCATTAAATTGATAATCCACCATTTTATTCCATAGGTTCGTTAGGCCAGCATACAAATCATGCGCATCTTTTTCGCTATTAAATATAATCTCTTTATTATTAAAAAGACGTTTATTGATTTCTGACGTTGACCTTTGTAACGAAAGGTGTGCAATATTGCCTAGCATCATCATTCTCACAACATATGCTGGAAATTCACAACCGTAGCGCTTTAGTAGAATTTGTAATTTTTTATCTGACAAAATGCTTCTCCAATCTTTATGGGCATTTGCTAATACTAAGTATTTTATAATAATACTTCAATCACTTTCCAAGTGCGCTTCCCCACCAGAATAATCCTCCCATCTTTTTACAATTACATCACAATATTTAGGATCTAACTCAACAAGCCTTGCCGACCTGTCGGTTTTTTCACAAGCAATAATAGTAGATCCCGAACCACCAAATGGATCGAGAATAATATCACGGCTTTTGCTATTATTTTCAACGGCCTTTTGTACAAGCTCTACCGGCTTCATAGTGGGGTGTAAATCGTTAGTATGTGGGCGCTTAATATTCCACACATCGCTTTGATTACGATCTCCACACCAGTAGTGCTTTTGACCTTCAGGCCAGCCATAAAGTATTGGCTCATACTGTCTTTGATAATCAGCTTTACCCATCGTAAAATGGTTTTTCGACCAGATTATGAATGTTGACCAGTGGCCTCCAGCCTCTGTAAAGGCTTTATGCAAATTATGTAATTCAGAAGATGACATGCAAATATATAATGCGCCTTTGCACACTTTAATCATATTTTGGCATGTGCTAAGAAGAAAATTGTAGAACTCATCGCCAAGATTATCGTTCATAATTGTGCGGCCGGGCTGGCTTCCTGCGTAATTTTTATGCCCATCGTTACCACGCAAAGAGTCTTTCATACTTTGACCATAATTTACGTTATATGGAGGATCAGTAAATACCATGTCAGCTAACGAGCCGGCCATCAGTTTTTCGATTACATCTAGCGATGTTGAATCTCCGCATATCAGGCGATGGTCACCCATCACCCAGATATCACCGGGTTTTGAGATAGGTGCATTTTTATTATCAACTTCAGGGGTAGCATCATCGTCAACCAAACCATCTTGTGGCTTAGCCTCAAGTAATTGTTCGATTGTCTCAAGGTCAAAGCCTGTAAGATCAAGGTCAAAATCTAGATCTTGTAAATCCTTTATTTCCAGCTTTAGAAGATCATCATCCCAGTCAGCCCAATTAGCAGATTGATTAGCCAGAAGCCTGAATGCCTTTATTTGAGTGTCTGTCAAGTCATCAGCTAAAACTACCGGCACTGTGTCAAGTGCCAGTTGACAAGCTGCTTTGAGTCTCAAATGACCATCAACAATCGTGCCGTCACTTCTTGCAACTATCGGAATTCTGAATCCAAATTCACGAATTGCGCCGCACATTTTTTCTACGACATCATCGTTCTTCCTTGGGTTTCGTGCGTAAGGCACAAATTTATCCAGCTTCCAATTTTCAATTGTAAGTGCAGTCATTTTTATAATTTTCTGAGTAAGTTTATAGTAATACGGCTTGCTGCGACGTGTCGTCTGCAGCATTTTTTGTTAATGGGCTGTCAAGGAAGTTAAAAACTCTACCGCTAGGCAAGTTTCGGGGTTTAGTCACCCGTAATATTTTTATGCCACGGAGTAACTATTTTTTATTGGTTAACAAACCATGTAACGTACATCTCTCCCGATTGTATGTACCAATATAACCGATCTTGTCAAATCTGTTCAGTAAAAAAGTGTTCGCGAACAATATTTTTATAACCTATTGAGTTTTATAACTATTTTATTTAACGCATTTTGGTAGATTTCCCAACCATGAGTGCGACCACATCCGATCACCGGAAGTATGGTTTTCCAGCGTTTTTTCTCTGCTTTCATCACGATAACTTTGCGCTCATCAACTCTATCAAGATAACAAAGCCACCTGAATGTTTCATCCATGCGATCTATCTCACCAGCCGGAGGTGCTCCACGGCGAAGCGGCAGTTTATCCTGCATTTCTCTTTCCCATGCGGTATAAACAATCTCAGGCCAACCAACAAAGTAACCTTTTGGTTTTGTTCCCGGTACATGCCAACGTTTCAGTGTTCTGACAGCTTCCTCAAAACGCTCTATCACAATTTCTTTTGTCCAATCATTTGTCATTTAAGTTCTCCTGTTTGCGGTTGTCACTAGCGGGTTTGCCATAAAGCTTTGTTCCGATCTGAGTTATAAACTCACGCTCCGGCCAACTTAGGCGGTGATCATTCTTGGCAATTACCAGTATGCCGTCATCACGCCAGCCTTTGCGCTTTACATCTTCGGGATCTATTTTGTTTGGAATCATTCCTGCAAGGTTTGATCTGTATGGGGTGTGATTCATTTTTTAGCGCCTCCCAACAGAATATGTTGAATAATCTCTATCCATAATTTGTATGCAGCGTTCCCGAAGTTGGTCAGGGCAAATCATTGCCATGTCACAGATAGCTTCTCGTGATTCTCTCCAAGCACCAGAATTGGCAGTAAGGAAATTTATCCCCTGATCCATATGGATTGCCCTGAGAGATTTTTTATCCTTTTGGTGTTTTTTGCTGGCTTTCAAAACTGGTCTAACGTACCTGACACCGCCATTTTTATCGTATTGAAATCCTGCGTCTTTCATGGCCAGTTTAATTACTTCCTGCCATAATTCACCTTCAGGTGTTTTGTTAAAACTAATCATAATTTTTCTCCTAAGATTAAATTGAGCAAAGCTATGCTATCTGCTTCATTGTCATCGATCGGGTTAAAGCCAAGAGCCTTAACAGCATTGATGACATCTTGTTTGTTGGCATTGCCTTTGCCTGCGATATGGCGTTTTATTGTTCCAACCGGAATACCTTGATATGGAATCTGGTGATGTTCACACCAGCAAGTGAGATGTGCCATAAATCCACCATAAGCGTGAGCTGCATCAACACCCAGATGCCTGCGAACTTCTTCAAAATAAACCTCATCAATACCATCGAGAGATTGTTTAATCTCAGTTAGCCAGCGTTTGAATTTAAGGTAACGCATGCCACCGCCCTCAAATCTGTTAGTTTTGAAGTGTATCGTGCCCGATGTGGTGGAGCCTGTTTCATCACAAGCTGCCCATCCGGTGTTAGTACCAAGATCAAGTGCTAAAATTGTTGGGTGAGTTTTTTGTTTCATGCTGACCTCCTGGTTTGAAAAAAAATGAGGCCAGTTTTAAAACTTAAATATGTATGGAGGTGTAAACCTTCATATATATATTTATATATAACCTCTGGAAATTGGAAACGCCCGTGTAATAAGGGCTGTAGCTGGAAATGCGTTTTGGAAATTGGAAACGTAACGAAAATCTTCTTAAGCAGTAAAACCAAGGGTTCTAGCGTTTTGATTTGCGTTTCCAACCTCTGCGTTTCCAATGGAAACGTTGGAAACTGGAAACGTAAAAAATCGCTACAGCCCTTTATACACAAGGGTTTTATCATTTGTGATACACGACTACGTTTCCAAAACTTTTGGAACTGGCTGGAAAGCCAATAACCACAAGGGTTTTCATAGGTTTTTGAGCGATAAATAGAATGCGTATAATTTCTCATATTTCCACCTCATCTGCACCATGTTGAAATTCTCCTTCACCTCGTGCGAACGGCCCATCAGGAATGTCCAGCCACTTATCTTCTGTAGAGCCTGAAGCCTTGCCTTTTACTATCTGTGGAGGGCGTTCATTCATGAGTGACTGCACCAGTTTTTCAAGCTTGTGACGACCAACGCCATGCAAAACTTGTGTGAGACGGTTACGCTGCTTAAATACGCCTGAACCGCCTGTGTGGGTAAATGGGTGACCATTACGTGCGGCACGAGCAATACTGAAAATCAGCATTTCCTTTAACGCCTCATCAGGTGTTTTGACCTCCGCAAGTCTTTGGGTAACATCAACCAGCAGCCCTGTTTTATTCCTTAAATATGTGCGTATGGTTCTGTCTGCAGGAGAGTTGGCTTTGACAACTGCACCCTGATAAACAGCGTTACGTTCTGATTTTTCTTCTAATAATTTAAAAATCATCATCTGTACTTCTTCAGGAGCAGGCCATAATGCGTAAGCCAGCCTTACACCATCAACCAATGCGCTTGTGCCACGGATTGCATCTCTGGCTTGTTCTGCTGTTGTAATAGATTTTCCGCCGGTAGGTTTTCGCATATGATGCGGAATAATAAGTGATGCACCTGTCTCATATGCAAGCGCTGCCAATATTCCTGTTGCGAAACTTCCTGCCGCCGGATCGCTATTCACATCAGCATGGATAAATGAAGAAAGGGGATCGAAAACTACCAGTTTAAGATCAGGTATTTGAACAAGTTGATTATAAATCTCCTGATATTGCTTTGTAATCTCCGAGCCTTCTTTGGTGCTGTTAACTATAGGAAATACGCCACCTGCACTCGGAAGTGGGATGATTAGCAATTTCTTTCTGTTTTCTTTACGACTACGTATTCTGTGAGGATCTAATCGTTCCAGCCTGCGATGAACTTCATTTTTATCATCCTCGGCAGTAAATATAACCGCTGTGCCGAACTCTTTTACTGAATTGCCAAATGCATGTGGTGATGGACTTACACTTGTTGCAGGAGCCGTTCCTGTTGCCACTTGCAATGCTAAATTCAAGGTAAGCATACCTTTTCCTGTATCACCCATCGCAGCCAGTAGTGACACCATGCCCATTGGAAATGTATCCTGCACCAAAAATGTCTGTTCAGGTGCATCACCATCGTATTTATCTGCAATCCAGTCGTATAGATTGATGGATGTTGAACTAGCGGTTTTGATTTCAGATCGTGTAACACTGCCAAGAAATTGGTTTATATCTAAACCTTCGGAGACGGCATCGGCTGCATCCCATTTTTCAGGTTTATCATCGGGGGGGTGTAAAATAGAAATACTAGAAATTCCTGAATGCTGTAAATGCATTGCCACATTCTCTGCATACTCCCAGCCTGCCTTGTCTTTATCAGGCCAGATAACAACGTCTTTACCGGTTAGTGGCTTCCAGTTAGTTTTATCAATTGGAGCTTTTGCACCATTCATTGCTGTTGTTGCGCATACTCCGATGTTATTGAGTGCCTGCGCCGCTTTTTCACCTTCAACGAGAATAACTTGCTTGGCAGTTACCATTTGAGGCTGGTTATAAAGAGGGCGTGGTATTGGCGCTTTATATTTTCGTAGCTTTGCATCCCAAGGACGGAACTGCTTCTTCCCATCTTCAGGATCGTAGCGATAAACGCATGCAATCAGTTTTCCTTGCGAATCAAAATAATCCCACTTACCTGTAAAAGCTCCAAGCTCATCAATGGGAGGTATAGGTTTTGTATCTGCTGTCTTTGTATATTTGTCTTTGTAATCACCACCGATCCAACCTTCTATATCCTGCAGCACTTCACTAAAATTCTGCTTGGCATCAAGACCATAAATATTCGCCCATAATGTGAATAGATCACCGCACTCGCCGGTAGAAAAATCCTGCCACAGCCCAGCCTTATCGCCCGATACTGTAATAACAAGGCTTTTACCGGAATTGCCCTGCAGATCTCCAACAACGAATCTATCGGCTTGAAAAACACCTTTTGGCAATAAATAGCGTAAAATAGCATGGATATTAGTCAGCATGCGTGACCTGATATCCTCTACATTATATTTTTTGCCGGAAGATGTTTGTTGCTCCACTGCCTGATTAAAATCACCCCAATCATTTGTCATGCATTTGCCTCCCAGCATCTGTCCTGCCAGGAACACCATTTGCATTCAAAAAATGATTTGCTGTTTGCTATACGTGGTAATAATTCACCTGCATCACATGCTTGTAAGATAGTAACGGCTTTATCTGTGAGCTTTTGTGCGAGTTCGCAATCGAATGGAACGAGTTCATGGTATATCTCTGCTGTATCCTTATTTATTGCTGTAAAAAGTGCTGAATTTTTTGAAATACCAGGAATGGAACTTTCCATATATGCCTGATAGGTTGCTATTTGACCTGCATACACAGGCTTTGATAAGGTAACTCCTCGCTTAACCGTATCCTTCCAGTTTTTATGATTCATGGTTTTACATTCCCAAAGAGCAGGAAAACCCATGTCTAATTCTTCAGGAGCGTTATTGATAATACCGTCAACATGACCACGTATGCGCCCCTTCGCCACCGAGAAGCCGAATTGATTACCATCTTTCTTTGTCGTATAAAGTTCAAAGCCAGCTGCGCGCAACCATTTGATAACCAGATCTTCGAATAAATGACCGGCTGCAAAAATCCGTAATGTTTGCCCATTAAAATCACGCCCATCATCTTTTGGAGTATTCATATATTCAAACTGCAAAGCACGTTTGCACTCAACACCCAGACGTGAACCACCAAGGTAATCTCTAGGTTTTTGCTTTTTGTTTTCGCACCGGAGCGCAAGATCGATAAAACTGTTCACCCTATCAGCAAATTTTTTTGAGCTGTTAAAATCTAGCATGACAACCCCACTTCAAATTCATCTTTGACAGCTTCTCTTAAGTAGTCGTGATAGGCGGTAACCGTCACCTCAACGAGCGTTAGGATTTCTTCTTTGGTGTAATTTGCTAGCCCACGATGCATACCGATGGATGCTACATATTCACCAAGTGGTTTTAGTGTTGCCGCCATTGCCTCAATTTCATGTTTTGTAGGATCGATCACTGTTTGGTCTCCTTTTGTTTTTTTGATTTGCGCATAAATGTCCTGACAGTATTTTGAGCAGAACTTGCGATAGGTTTTCTGTCCCCACTGGCTGGAAACTTTGTAGGGTGGTTGGACATAGCCAAAACCGTGATCCATCATTAAACACACTGCACATCTCATGCCGCCCTCCTGCTATTAAAAACAAGGTTACGAATGTTCTTTTTATTAAATTGGAACGTGAGAAGCGCCGATGCCTGATAACGGGTCAGTCCATGATCATTTTTTAAATGAGTCGGTAGGTATCTAAGCTGCTTGTATGTTGCAGGCTGGTTCAGCCATTGATTAGTTTTATGCGCACTGTCAGATGTTTCATTATCATTTAACCAGTCATCGGCCGCAGCTAAACAAACGGTTCTTTCTCCAATAGATAGAAGGGATGTTTTTAAATCTTTGCCACCACCAACAGAGTGCCACCTGCCTTCTAAAAAGAATATTCCTGCCCAAGCGTTGAATCCTTGAGCGATAAGGGCTGCATCATCGCTGAATATATCGCACCATTTAAAAGAGGAGCGTGCCAGCAAATCGATTTCTGACATGATAAAATCAGATAGACGGTCATCTTCTGTTTCTTCACTTTCTTTTTGCTCCCATACATAACCACACAATGAACATTCCCTGACACTCATGGGTACGACAGCATTGCATTCAGGGCAATCTTTCTTGGGTGCTTCGCTATCTGTTTCTTTAACATCTAATGTTACAGATTGTTCCAGCGACCCATGCATTAGCGATGATGTGCCAAAATCAAGAATAATACAGTCGGTTTTTATAATGCCTGGATATTCGGCTGGGTCTATTGTTCTAAGCCCACGCCCAACCATTTGAATCATTGTGGATCGATAGGAAGATGGACGCAGTAAAACCACGCATGATGTCGGAGTATAATCATATCCCTCCGTCAGAACTGCAATATTTACAATTACCTGTGTATCACCTTCTTCGTAGGATTTAAGTGCAGCTTCACGATCAGATTTTGAAAGCCCACCATGAATTAAAACAGCCGTTACACCTTCATCTGTAAATGTTTGGCAGACATTTCTGGCATGATCTACAGTAGAACAAAAAACAATGGTTTTACGGTCCCCGGCTTTCTCCTTCCAATGCTTTACAACCGCATTAGTGATAGGCCGTTTGTTCATTATTTTATCGACTTCACCCATATCGAAGTCAGCAGCTACTTTTTTTACATTTGTAAGTTCTTCCCTAACACCAACATCAACGACAAAAGTGCGTGGTGGCACAAGGTGACCGGAGGCGATTAATTCTTCCAGGGTGATTTGATCAGATACATTGGAAAAAATAGGACGCAAACCCTTTTTATCACCACGCATTGGAGTCGCTGTTACCCCATAGACCATGCACTCAGGATTTAATTCTTTTATTTTATCAATTATTCTCATATAGCCATTAGCTATGGCGTGATGCGCTTCATCTATTACCAGTAAATCCAATTCCGGCATTAAATTGATGCTGTTATCACGAGATAGCGTTTGCACCATTGCGAAGGTAACATCACCGCAGAATGATTTATTTGCCGCATCAAAAATGGAGGTGGTAAGAGTAGGACTGACCTTGTTGAATTTTTGACAATTTTGCGCAGTTAATTCATCACGGTGAGCAAGTACGCAAGCCTTTCTGCTGTTGTCCTTTAACAATTCACCTATAACGCCAGACAGCATTATAGTCTTGCCAGAATTGTGTGTAACAGTAAAGTCACCCATTACATAAAGATTATCAGAGTCTACAGTAAAGCCGTAATATTCACCTTTGCCCATCTGATGTACTGTAAAACCGGTACGCAGAGGGTTTTTCTTTTGCCTGCGCTCACCAGGAATTTTGCGGCTTACACGTAAAGGAATGTTTGTAAAGTCACCACAAATACAAAAACGATAATAAATAACTCCGTTTACAATCTTTTCTTTTGGAAGAGCCATAAATCCAAGGCTTCTGGAAATGAAGGCAACATCCTGTGCAAGCTGGTATGAAGCTGTAGAGTATTCGATTATATTACTTTGCAGATGACCATCTGTGTCTAGCAATCCTGCTAATAATGAAGCGCGTTCTTTAGATGAAGAAGTTTTATATAGTTGCGGTAAAAATTTTTCAGACGATTTTTTCCCGTATATTGCAAGTGTGCGTAATATTTCTGTTAAAGGGTTCTTTCGATTCTTTCCTTTTACAAAAAAATATGTATTTGCTTCGTTATCATTAAGTTGGTCAATGCGTAGGGTTAAACCTAACGAGTCTGCTGTATGCTGACAGTATGTAATAATTTCGGGATCAGGGGTAGTAATATTAGGAGTTCCATGCGCTAACCCTCCATCTCCCAGCAGCAATCCAAAGAAATAAGGGTCAAGCGGCAATAACCCTGACTCCATGAAATCTACTTTTGCTCTGTATAACTTGTGTAGATGTTTAAAATTGTGGCTTGTTTGTATATAACTATTTACTGATATATTTGTTATCGTGCCACTAGGACTAGACCATGCATGAGAACCTTTTATTCCTTCGTTTGTTTTTACCAATGATAAAATATGACCACCATTGACAACAAACGATGTACCTTTAATTGGACGGATTTCATACATTTCATCCTGTCCATGATGAAGCTCCAGTACCGTGCGGGAGGTGCTATCTGGCCCCATTAACAGATCGCCAGTTTGTACTTCCTCAACTTTCTTGACTGTGCCATCAAACATAAGTATTGGCGCGCCTGGAGCATGACACCCTGTCGGCGCAACACCAAGAGTGTTGCCATGCTCTTTTAAAGCGGCAACACTCTTTTCAACAAATATCTTCTGGCGCGGACGCAATAACATCTTAAATCCTTTTACTTATTGTGCCCAGCTAGGTTTGCCGGTTGGATTAGACGCAGAAACAGCAGGGGTTGCTGCCGGTGCAGCAGGTTGATAATTTGCAGATAGTGGTGGTGCGGGTGCAGCACTTGTTGGGTTTGATACAGTAGCTGCAACTCCCATAATAGCAGCGTACTCTTTGTGATCTGGAGTGATAGCCAGTTGGATTTCGTTTTTATCAGAACCATTCTGATCTTTACCAATGCCTATACTTGCGATAAATTCAATGCCATCAAGGTCGGCAAGACCATTAATCTTTCTGGCAGTTTGAGCATTTGGTGATTCATCTTTAGGGAGAACTCCACGAGCAGAATTGAGGATAGCGCGGATAAACGAGCGCCCCATATTGCCCCAATTGTTATTGTTTTTCTGACTATATAGACCGATGTTGCTCCATACTTTGCGTTTGGCATATTCACCTGCTAGGATTACAAACTCACATGCTAAATAAACAGCACCTGAGTCATTGTTGCGTGTCGCATAACCACCAGTCCATCCATTATTAGGATCGTCAAAGGCTCCGGGCTTTATTGTCATTCTAACTTTTACAAGTGTACCTTTTGGTATGACATCAAAATTTGTCTGCTCATCGGCAGAGTTAAAATCATTCCATGTATTCATGATAGTTCTCCTTCAGTTTTAGGTTGGGTATTAGTGTTGGTAGATTCAGAATCAACATCAGTCTTTGGCTGCTCATAAACCAAGCGCATCGATGCCGGTTTTACAGGCCCCTTGATTTTCTCCATTAAACGGCCAAGATGAGGCTCTTCCAGCAGATCAAGACGACCTGAACGATCTTTTGCCGGATATCCATAAAGATTCAGAGTGTGGTTGATAAACGCTCGGAAAGTAGAGCCATCTTGCTTAGGATCACTGGTGGGTATTTCAGCCATTGTAATGATTTGATCAAATATGCCTGGCAGCTCTAATCCTGTTTTACTGCCATCAATCTGTATTTCGTAATAAACACGATTAAAATCATCGGTTTTTTTATCTAGAATGCCGACAACCCAGACATTTTTATTACGCGCATGTTGAAGCTGAGTAAGCCAGTTCACCATTTCCTGACCCATCAAACCATATGCACCACGCATGTCAGGTTTGCCTGTTTTATCAGAATATGCCTGTGGTTGACCTTTACACCATTGGAAACAAAGACGGCCTGCTACTGTTATAGAATCGATAAATACAGTTTCATATTTATCCAAAGATTTAGGATCACCATATTCTTTGCAGACAGCATTATAATGCGCTTCGCTATATGGCTGATCATCACGCAAAGAAGGATTGAAGCCGCCAATAAATAGAGCAAAATCACGACATTCTTCCCATTTGCGAGGGCGGAATGTATCTCCCTTCCAACCCTCAACAGCTAAATCACCGGCTTCAAGATCTATAAATAGGGTGCTTTTAGGATCAAGCGTCCAGAGTTGCGATGTTTTCCCAATTCCGGAAACGCCTATAATACAACCCTTGATGCCTTTTTTTTCTTTCATGCGCTCATCAGCGCTTATAATTGGTAATCCTGACATTATGCTACCTCCTGATTTATTGGAGTTAGCGAGTAGGTTGGATTGCCTGTTTTTAAGGTTCTTGCCGGTTCAAACTCTTTTTTAATGAGATTGGGCCATGCTTTATATTTGTTTTCAGAAACCTTGTAGGAGATATCTACATACTCGAGTGGGTCATCACCTTCATTTTGAATTCTGGTGACTATTTCTGCGAGAATTTTTTGATCCCATATAGCTTTTTTAGGCACATCACTGGTGAGTTTAAAGCCGTCATCTTCAATATGAATAGTGCCGGTATCTTTCTCTAAACGATGACGCTTAGCCTGAATACGTTCCTTATATTTCAAGCCAATAGCGGCCTCTATCCACTGCTTTGTTTTTTTTGCGTTGGCAAAATACTCACTTGCAGCACATAAGAGCTCATTAAGTTGCCCTGAAGATAATGTTGTAAGATCTCCAACAGGAGTATGAGTAATTGTATGAATATTCAAATTTTCCATTACACAGCCTCCTGTATAAGTGCTTCTTGAGGCAAAGAAGGTGTGACAGACAATTTTCCTGTAGATCCATTATTATGCTTAGCTTCGAATTGCTCGATTGCCTCAAGCGTATAGCGTATGCGTCCGCCAATTCGAATATGTGATAATTTTTCACCACATGCGCGCCAGCGTTGTAATGTCCGATGAGATAATCCCCACCGTTTTGCCAGTTCTTTTTCAGTAATATGTTGTACCGTCATTTGAAGGCTCCTTATTGGTTAATGAAAAAACAATAAGAGCAGGATCTCACTCACGAGTGGTGGATGTCGTGGGGCTTGGTGAGGGCTTGGGTGGGGATGAAGGTGGTGGATTGCTGGGGGATGGGTGGTGGATGAACTACAGATTTAGTCTGTATTTGCCTTTTCCATCAGATAAAATTAGCTTCTGCCAATCTTTTTTTGATTTGAACAAATCACGAATTCTTGTGCTTGTTGAACCGGCCTTATCCAGCAATGGTTTGCAATGAACCCACTGGTGGTTAGTTTTGCTGGCAATATGTAGAGTTTCTATGATTTTTGCCTGAATCATGCCAAACTCAAACACGAGTTCATCATACTCAATATGGTGATAATCATTTTCCTGGTAAAATGTTGTTTTGCTTTTTGATTTTACAATGCTACAGACATTGTTCTTTTTCTTATGATCAAAATCATACTCCGTTTCATAGCGGCTCTTTTCTTCTCTGACTATTACCAAGTCTGATTTTTGTACGGTAATGCCATTATCTTTACGTATTTTGCAATATTCTTGAGGATTACCAACGTGAAAATAATGTATTTTGGTTTTTCCTCTGCGGAATATTTTACGGCAGTCATCTGGCAATAATTGATGAAGTCCTCTGTATTTTATAATTTCATGCGATACTGCGGAATACCTGCCATCAGCGGTTTTCTCATAAGTGCCAACCTCCACATCGACATTTAGCAAGAAAAAACATGCTGTCAAATGACCGTTTTCTATCAAATATTCAATGTCTACATTGCTGACACCCCAATGATTTATTACTTCATCAAGATAATAGTATTCTCTTTCAGGTGCCGGCATAATATCACCATTATTTAAATTTCTTGTTGCATATAAGGCTTCAATTGAATATAGTAACTCTATTCAAAAGATGCAATCTAAAATTGAAGGAAAAGCATGCCCAGAGGAGGCGCAAGACAAGGAGCAGGACGACCTGTAGGACAGGGATTATATGGCGAGCCGACCAAGGCTGTACGCATACCTATCTCTATTGTTGATGAGGTGAAAGCTTTCGCAAAAAGTATAACTTCTTCAATCCCTTTATACAACTTTCCGGTTGAAGCGGGTGTGCCGTTTTTATCTGGTGACGATAGCTGTGAAATGTACCAGTTAAAAGACCTCAATATCTCAAACCCTAAAGATTGTTTTATGGCAAAAGTTTCCGGATATTCAATGAAAGATGCAGGAATATTACCTGATGACTTGTTGCTGGTTGATCGGAATAAAGAAGCTGCGGATGGTGATATTATAGTTACTTCTGTTGAAGGTGGCATAGTTGTAAAACGCCTGGATAAAAAGAATGGGCAGCTAGTTTCAGAGAATAAGGATTTTACGCCTATAAAAATAACCGACCATTCAAACCTTCATGTCTGGGGTGTGGTTATTAAGGTTGTAAGAGAATTATAATTCCTGATTATCCCATCGTACATAAACGTACTTCTGCGTATTTGTGTCATCTATTCTAATTATCAATGAAGCTATATCCTTCAAAATAGAAACATTAGCAAACTATTTTGAAGGCGGTTATTAATGCAAACCACTCCTATCACAGCAAAAGATCGGCTAAGTGAAGTAGCTTCATTGCTGGCAGTTGCCATTAAGCGGCTAAACATCCGAAAAACATCAAAAAACAGAGAAGTTTCACTGGACTTCACCGCTCACCCAAGCGTTCATGCCTCAGAAGAGTTTAACTCAAATGGAGGTGAAAGTGAGTAAGAGTATTATAAGGCAAGTGCTGGATTTAGATAATAAAACATCAGCACAGTTACGAGAAATATATAACGGTATTTTCGATGATAAATGCACCCATAATGCCAGCAAGGATCAGCTGCGCCCAAAGATTGCCTATCGTTTGCAAGAGCTAACAATTGGCGGGCTAAACGATAATATAAAGTCAAAACTTGAATCTATTTCAAAAGGAGCAACTGTAATAGGCAGCAGTAAGCATAGCAACTTATTGCCTGGAACAAAAATATGCCGTGAGCATGATGGAATAATGCATCAGGTAGAAGTTTTGCGCGATGGATTTGAATATAACGGCCAAAAATTCAGGAGCCTTTCTGCTATTGCCAAAAAAATCACAGGGACGCACTGGAATGGCCCTGCATTTTTTAAAGTGAGGAATTAAATGGAAAAAATCAAAAAACGCTGTGGTATCTATACCAGAAAATCTCATGAGGAAGGGTTAGAACAAGAATTTAACTCACTTGATGCTCAACGTATGTCGGCAGAAAACTATATTGCCAGTCAGGAGCATGAGGGCTGGGAATGCCTTCCGGTACAATATAATGATGGTGGATTTACAGGTGGTAATTTAGAACGCCCGGCGTTACAGAGATTATTTCAGGATATTCGTGACGGTAAAATTGACTGTATAATAGTTTACAAAATTGATCGATTAACCCGCTCATTGCTGGATTTTTCTAAAATAATAGAACTTCTTGATGAACATAATTGCAGTTTTGTGGCTGTTACTCAGTCTTTCAACACCTCAAATTCTATGGGCAGGCTAATGCTTAATGTCCTGCTAAGCTTTGCCCAATATGAGAGAGAGCTTACATCTGAACGTATCCGAGATAAATTTGAAGCATCCTGCAAGCTTGGCATTTGGATGGGCGGCAATCCTCCGCTGGGTTATAATCCAAAAGACAGGAAACTCCTGATTAATGAAAGTGAGGCCAAACTCGTCCGCATTATTTACCAACGTTTTTTAGAAGTTGCATCACCTACAGAAGTTGCTCGTGATATGAACGAGATGGGTTTTAAAACAAAAACATGGATATCGGAATCAGGTAAGCTTCACAAGGGAAGTAATTTTACGAAAAGATCCATACGCCATATTCTTGATAACCCAGTTTATGCAGGCAAAATTTCTCATAAAGGCAATATATATGATGGTGAGCATGAACCAATAATTATGCCCGATATGTGGAATAAAGCGCAGTCCATATTTAAGCGGAAAAACGACAAAGTCACAAAGCCAACCTCACGAATTAGCAAACCACCACTGCTCAAGGGCATATTTTCTTGTGGATTCTGTGGAACCGTTATGACTCCAACCTATACCAATAAAAAAGGCAAACGTTATCGCTATTATGTCTGCTCGGCAAAACAGCGCGGCGTAAATGAGAAATGCCCTGTTGGAACAATATCAGCATCAGAAGCCGAGCAGGTTGTTATAGATCAGGTATTACAATTACTATCATCTCCTGAAATTACAGCGCGCACTCTTGCTGCCACCTCAGGTGAATTGCCAGATACTCAGGTGATATCTGGCCTGCAAAATATAGATAAAGTCTGGGGTGAGCTATTTCCATCGGAGCAATCGCGCATCATACACTTACTTATCAGAGGCGTAATAATAACACCAAAAGGCATCGATATCACCATACATTCAGATGGAATCAATTTACTTAAACAAGAACTGGAGGCGGCATAATGAGCACAATATATAAAAAGATTGATGATAAAACTGTAAGCATATTTATACCAATGAAAATCAAAAAACGTGGTGGTGCTGCCATGGTGATCTTGCCAAATGGTGTGCGCAAAAATGATTCTTACAATTACGATCAAAAGCTCATCAATGCCATTGCCAAGGCATATAAATGGCAGCAGACGCTCAAGATGGATAACAACTTAACAATAACAGAACTGGCCGCAAGAGAAAAAGTAGGCTTGTCATACTTTAGAAAAATAACACGCCTAAATTATCTATCGCCTTATATAATTGTTTCCATTCTAGAAGGCAAGCAGCCTCGCAATCTAAAGCTCCAGGATTTTATGGATAAACCTATTCCTGATTTATGGCAGGAGCAAAAGGAAATGTTTGGATTTAATTCTTCCTAAGAAAATCACTTGTGAAAACATTAAGCCTTCATAACAAGTGCATATTTATTCCAATCTACCGCAGGAACAGTGCCAAGTCCCTGTAGTTTTTGAAGAAGTCGGAACATAAAATACCCCAAAGAATTATTTGTAGGACATATTTCTAATTTTTCTCCAAAATCATCAAAACACCCACCAGACACCGCTAAGCCACAATTAATTAACTTGTTGCCATTTAATAAGCTATGATTATCTATAAATGCGTTGCTATTGAACCCTTTTGTCCACTCTACATTAACTGCAATTATCCCTGAAAGAATTGGGAATAATTCTCTTGGTGGAGATTCTCCTGCTGCATGCGTAATTGCAACGCTAGTCCTTTCTAGAATACGAACTGATTCTGCTTTTTCTGCTGCATACTCAAGATACTCTTTGTTAACCGTTGGTTTTACTTCAAATATGCCATAAACAGCTTCCGCTGGTACAAACCGATGATTATGTTGATCAAATAAAGTCGGAGTATACTGCTTATCAAAAATCACTATATCAATTTGATCACTAGAGTATCCATTTGAGTCTATTACAACTGCACTATCTATTGCATAACGATTTGGAAGGTATTTCCTCAACACCTCTATGAAATGCTGTTCATTTACATCACCCATCACTCCATCATGTGTAATGGACACGGAAGAAAAATTTAGTTTCACCTTAAGAAGTTCTTGTTCTGCAGAAAATGCGGAACAAAGAAATGATTTTCCATCGGTGTTAGAAGTGATTTTTGCCTTATTCATTTTACCAAACGATGCTCCCCCAGTTTTTCTGACTTCTTGATAATTTAGCTTTGTTTGCAATAGTTAATTTTTCTGAATAAGTTAAATCATTTGAGATGATATTGTTAGTATTTGCTGGATCCACATATTGGGTTGCTGTTAAATTATTACTAATAAACTCTAGTACAGTCAAAAAATTTGTAGAAATATTACCGCTCCTTGCATATTTCAGTGAATCAATAACGGACATCTCAAGATAAAAAGAAGGGAAGTCTAACTGATGCAGTTGACACCATATTTTTGCTAATTTTATCTCTGATAACCTATTACTGTTAGCAACGTATGTTATATGGGTGTTAATGTTGGTTTTCGTATAACTAGCAGCTTTACGTAGATATAGACTATGGTCATTACCATATTGAGATTGACGGCGGGCTGGAACCAAATCTACTTTGTATCCATTCACAGTTGTTCCAATTGAGACGTTCTGTCGTCTTGTTTCATACCCTGCCTGAGATATAGCATTGTGAAGAGTGTTATAAAGATCTGCCAATGTTCCTGGAGTGCTGGATGACATCGAAAGAAAAATATCAGCATCAGTACCAATTGAAATTGCGGTTCCTTTGGATAAAGATCCGGAAAACTCTGCTTTTACCATATAACCATTGCCCCAACGCTGTAAAATGGGATACATTAATTGCCCTGCATTTTGCGCATTAGAAATATTTACGGCATACTTTTTGATAACATTGTTTAAATATATGTCCCCGGACATAAAGTTTTATCCACCTTGTATTAAATAATATTTTTGTTGAATAGTGTTTAAAATTTCATTTTTTCTTTCTATTTGGACGTTGTGTTAAAGCTGACGCTGCTGCCGTTTTTGCAGTTTTACTTGATTTGGGATTACGTAATACCCTAGATGCTGCTGTCCCTGCTTTCTTTCCGGTAACCTCACATTTTCGTTTATTGGCCATAATAATAAAAATCCTTATTGTCAGTTGCAAAAATATGTAATATAAAATATTACGCTATCGTATATAGCATGATATATACGATATTGTCAAATATTATATTACGGAGTCGTCCACATGAATAAAGAGTCCAATGTTTTTGCCGAACGACTCAAAACGGCTCGTGAAGAATTAAGAGGATTAAGTCAAGGTGCTCTTGCAAAAAAAACAGGGTTGCAACCATCAGCTATTTCACATTTTGAGACTGGATCAAGAAAAGCATCATTCGATAATTTACGGAAACTAGCTAATGGGTTAGATGTCACAATAGACTATCTTTTAGGGCGTAGCGATGACCCATTTGCACATGGTGAAGTAGCAGCTAAATTAGCTCGTCATGTAGAGAATTTTAGTAGTGAAGATATGGAATTGGCTGAAAATTTCTTACAAATGTTAGGGGAGAGAAATAATAAAAATGATGATAAATAAAAAAGATCGATGTGTTATGGTACAACGCAAGGCTGAACATTTTCTAAAAGAAAACAATTTTTATGAACTTCCTGTAGATTTAGATGGTATAGCAAAAAAACTTGATATTTTAGTTCAAGCGAAACCTAAAAATGCCTCTGGTGTTTCTGGCATGTTACTAAAACAAGGGAATGATTTTGGCATTATGTATGCCACTCATATTGAAAATGATGGTTTTCAAAGGTTCAGCATAGCCCATGAAATAGGGCATTATATATTAGATGGACATATTGAACGAGTTCTACCAAATGGGGATGGTATGCATATATCTGAGTCAGGTTTTACGTCACAAGATCCGTATGAAATAGAAGCAGATAATTTTGCCTCAGCATTACTAATGCCCAGTGAGCTTTTTCAAAGAGCTATACGTAAAAATGGAGAGGGGTTAACAGCAATAAAAAAGTTAGCTAGTCTTTGTAGGACTTCCATTCTAGCCACAGCAATTCGCTATACAGAATTTGCAGAAGAAGCATGTGCAATTATTGTTTCAGAAGGCAATAATATAGATTATGCCTTTATGTCAGAAACATTAAAACAATTCCCTGATATAGAGTGGATTAGAAAAGGTAATAGTATTCCGACAAGCGCCTTAACAAAGACATTTAATGCTAAATACATAGGCAATTGTACTACTGAAGAAAATAGTAATTCAGGCATTCTTTCCGATTGGTGTGGGGAGTATGATTTGGAAATACAAGAAGACGTAATCGGATTAGGCAATTATGGTAAAACACTTACGATAATTACCGTAACCCAAGACCTTGAAGAATACGAAGAGGAAGAAGAGTTAGAAGAATCGTTGCAAATCCGATTTAAAAAATAA